ATTAAAAATAGAATTAATGAATCTCTCAAACAAATTAATTTTAAACCTGTTTTTGAGATTGATAAAGAGCTTATCGAGTCTACTATTTGGTTCTCAGAAGAGCTTTTAGGTAATAATATGGCAGATTTTTTCCATACAAGGCCCACTGAGTACTCAAAGAAGAATCAATCATTTACTGAAGACGATCTATTTTAATCATGACAAAGTATAAATGGCTTAATAAGGATTCGAGAAAATTTCTCGAAAGAGGTTATCTAGAAAAAGGCGAGACACCTGAACAGCGCATTCTAGATATTAGTAAGAGAGCGGAGGTACTATTAGGCATTACAGGTTTCGCTGAGAAGTTTGAAGATTATATGAGTAGAGGTTTCTACTCATTGTCTTCTCCTATTTGGTCTAATTTCGGTCGTAGTAGAGGTCTTCCAATCTCTTGCTTTGGTTCATTTATACCTGATGACATGGAGAAGATCCTTTACAAGATCGGCGAGATTGGTACTATGTCTAAAGTAGGTGGAGGTACTTCAGCTTACTTTGGCGCAGTTAGAGGTCGTGGCGCTCCTATTTCTTCAGGTGGAAACGCTACTGGTGTTCATCATCAGCTAACCGTATTTGATTCCTTAATCAATTATGTATCGCAAGGTAATGTCCGTAGAGGTTCATTTGCTGCATATCTACCGATTGATCACCCTGATGTTGAAGAGTTTCTTAAGATTCGTGGTGAAGGTAACGCTATTCAAGACTTGTCTATTGGTGTTACTGTTACAGATGATTGGATGAAGTCTATGATTACTGGTGATACCTCTAAGCGTAAGCTTTGGGCTAATGTTATTAAGAAGCGTTTCGAGTCTGGTTACCCTTATATATTTTTTACAGATACTGCAAACAATAACGCGCCACAGGTATACAAAGATAAGAATCTTAAAATTAATGCATCAAACTTGTGCACAGAGATCTTCTTATCTACATCTGATGATGAGTCATTTGTGTGTGACCTTTCGTCTATCAACCTTGAATTGTGGGATGATATAAAGACAACTGACGCTGTTGAAACGCTTATCTACTTCCTTGATGCGGTTATGTCTGAGTTTATTGAAAAGACAGAAGGTGTTAAGTTTATGGAAGCTCCTCGTAAGTTCGCCGTTAATCAGAGAGCTCTTGGACTTGGTGTTCTTGGATGGCATTCATTACTTCAATCGAAATTAATTCCGTTTGAATCATTTGATGCGCAGCTTCTTAATGTCGAGATATTCAAGACTATTAGAGCTCGCTGCGAAGAAGCGACTAAATCTCTTGCTACTCTATTAGGTGAACCCCCACTACTTGAAGGTTACGGTAAGCGTAATACTACGCTTATAGCTATTGCTCCTACAACTTCAAGTTCATTTATTTTAGGTCAGGTATCTCCTTCTATTGAGCCACTCAACAGTAACTACTTCGTTAAGGATCTCGCAAAGGGTAAGTTTACTTTCAAGAATCCATATCTTGGGCAGCTACTTGACGAAAAAGGTAAGAATGATCAAGAGACATGGACGAACATTCTACAGTATGGCGGATCTGTTCAGCAGCTAAAATTCCTAACTGATAATGAGCGTAATGTCTTTAAGACGTTTGGTGAAATTTCTCAAAAAGAAATTATTATCCAAGCTGCACAAAGACAGAAGTGGATTGATCAAGGTCAGTCTCTAAATCTAATGATACCACCAGCAGCTAAGCCAAAAGATGTAAATGAGCTGTTAATCTTTGCTTGGGAGCAAGGTATTAAATCTCTATACTATCAGAGATCAGCGAACCCTTCACAAGAATTAGCTAGGTCTATACTTACGTGTGCAAGTTGTGAAGCATAAATAATTGTATGAGTTTAGACTTTAGTTACCTTATTGAGAGAATGTGCTTGCTTGAAAGCGGTTATGTTTTCGATCCTGCTAACAAAAAAACAGATCTCGAACTTTCAAATAAAGCGATTAAAATTCTCAAAAAGAATCATGATTTAGTTGCGAGCTTTAAAAAGCCTGGAAATTTCGGTTTCCAGGCTCTTCACCGTAAAAACCCTTATGGTAACATTTCCTATAATTTAGGTAATACTGTAAGTTATGCTGTTAGAGGTATTGGTGTGAGAAATCCTAGAACGAAAAAATACATTCTAAACTGGATTGGTTCGCATGAAGAGTACAATAAAATAAAAAATCAAGATTAATTTATGAAATGGAAATATAGAATGTCAGACGATAGTGAATCAGATGCTAGTCAAACTCTTCAACCTATTTTAATTAACAATACGAATAATATTGGTGGTGCATCTATTAGGGTTGTTGAGAATACTATATTCTTTTACAGTGATGTTACTGAGCAATCAGCTCTTGAATTAAATCACGCTTTATATGAGCTTGATTCTAAGCTAACAACTACTTATAACTTTCTTGGACCTGCCTTTACGCCTCACATTAAATTGAGAATTAATTCTTATGGAGGTTCTCTATTTGCAGGTCTAGCTATTCTCGATACTATCCGCGGACTTCGATCTGAAGTTCATACGTATGTTGATGGTGCCGCTGCCTCAGCTGCGACCATTATTTCGGTAGCCGGGAATAAGCGTTATATCGGAAAGAATTCGCTAATGCTCATCCATCAGCTATCTACTGGTAACTACGGTAAATATTCTGAGCTCGAAGATGATATGGAAAATAATAAGAGGCTTATGAAATCCATTAAAGATATCTACAAGCAGTACACAAAGGTACCAATGAAGCAGATAGATGAGATTCTCAAGCACGACCTCTGGTTTGATTCAGCTAAGTGTCTTGAACTTGGATTAGTAGATAACATTCTCTAAATTATTTACGAGCATGTATTTGCTTTAACGCGCTGACAGGTGTTAACGGTTTGTTGATACCTTCAGCCGCTGCTATGCCTCTCATATCATTATTAGTAGTAGTCAGCCTTAGCGGTATATTATTAAAGTGGTGTGAGTGACTATATGTTTTTACTGTATTAGGAGTATCTACACTATACACAATACCATCCTGCACATATCCGATTATTTGATCTGGTACAAGTTCTCCATAAACTGTTGTGTCCATTGTTTCTTGTACTTCAGTTGGAGCTGTTATGTGGTTGACATATAACTCACCATCGATTAAAGTACCACCACCGACTATAAGGTTATTTAGAACACCAAATGAACCGTAAGCGTAGATCTGTCTAGTTGATCTCAATTGTATTTTAGGGGAAAATATGTCTATATGTTCAGAGCTACCTACAACTACACCAGCGCTACCACTAATGTTAACCTCAGTAGCGCCTATCTTTACTATTGAAGCTCCGATAGTAAGTCCTCCGGATGTTTTGAGCTGAATACCACCTGAACCAACAATAAGGTTGTATTTGTTGCTTACAGTTAGATTATAGTTACCACCGACAAAGTTAGAGCTATTATCAACCTCTTCTACATGCGGTACATAATCATTATGGTTAAATACTCCATTCTGACTAACACCAACTTCTGTAGGTTGAGATCTTCCGTATGTATCAACTCTAATAGATGCGTAGTCGTTTAAAGCTCCACCAATTACTTGTACTTTGTTACGCTTAATATATTCAACTTCATCTCCACCAGCTCCGAAGTTTTGTTCTAGTGTAGTCAACTGATCTTGAATGCTGACAATATCGTTGACTAGATTAGTCTTGTTGGTGTTTGCTACCCAATTACCATCCTGTGTTGCTGATGAAAATTCTGGACCAAATAATATTACCCCAGGCGCATTTGAACCACTACTACCAAAAGCAGTTGATATATCTGTTACAGTTGGAGAAGTACTTACTGCAGAATTATTTTCATCTTTACGTATAACAGTCGAAAAAGAAGTTACTTCATTGACTCTTGATTTAACATCAGGTACTTTTGAGTACCCGTAGAATGTATTATTTAACTCCAATCTCGTTTGCTTAAGATCTGGATTGCTAGCACGGGTACCACTTCTTGTAGTTTCAATAACGCTAGTATTCGGGTAAGGGTAACTTAGACCACCACGATTTATCCAAAATTGTGCATTCTTATTAGCAATTGGTCTATAAATTTCTCTCCACTTCTTTATAGCATTAATCTCAGCTTGTGAGGTAATACCTTTTACCTCGTAGCTATTTTCTGCTACTCTTAAAGTTCTATCTGTACCAACATATTCATTACTACTATTACCAACTGTTTTAAACTCATCAAACAGTACCTTCGTCTGTTTATTGTTTGTAGCTAATTCGCTATTGACAACGTTATTTATTGTTACGTTAGACCCTGAGAATTGAGATAGTTTAACTTCTTCTCTCTCAGTTGAGTTGTTTATCTCAAGAGATCCGCCACGTTGGTTAAATATAAATTTGTTTCTGTATTCTAAATCTGATGGATTATCCATATTAGTTTGCTAGTTTATTCTCAAAGTCTCCAGGGTAATCTAAAGACTGTGTATGACAATCTACTTGATCTAAGTTATTTATTAAGCTCGTTTCACGGAAGTCTCGTCTAATACCAAAATAAACAGGAAAGTTTATATCACCACTGTAATGAAATACCCACACCTTTGTGCCCACAGAAGGTACACCAAATATACCTTTAGATTTGTTTACACTGCTTGAAGGTCTTCCAACAAAAGAATATGGGTTGTTTGTGCCACCTAAATTAGCTTGAGGGTTAGCAAATGCATCACCTATAGATGTATCGTAGTTTTCAAAAAAGAAAGAAGGAGATACAACACCCTTCTTAACAGTTGGTGGTATGTTATTATTTGCAGAGAGACTTTCCTTATAATTTGAATCTGATATTGTAGCAAGCTCAGAGGGAGAATTGTATCTACCTGGGCTGCCTTCACCCATCAACGGGAAGCATGGCTCTGCCCAAGGAATAAACTTCGAAATCTCTTCAAATATTTTTGTATCCGCCCACGAATCGTTTACGTTATTTTTGCCTGGGAATCGCATGTTAAACACTTTATATTCTGCAAGCCAATTTTGTAACGGTTGATTGGTCAATTCAGGTATGTAAACTTTAACTCTGTAGAGTTTATTTGGATCATTATTCTTAACGACGATACCTTTATAAAAGCTTGTGTCGTTGCGATTATATTCGATAATATCATCTGTACCTCTTACATACATATTACTATTTATAAGTAGATTTTTATATGGAACTCTTTTATAATTAGTATATGTTAGTATCTCACGAAACACCTATCAGCTATCTGACTGAATCAAAGCTATACAATGACTACGATTACGCTTTAGTTCATCTATTCGAAACACACCCACAATATTACAGGTTCTTTAAATCAAGCTTACTCGAAGGGCGTGAAGTGTTGCTTGATAATTCTATCTTCGAATTGAAAGAAGCGTTTGACTCTGTAAAGTTTGCAAAGTATATTGAAGAGCTAAAGCCTACATACTACATCGTTCCTGATGTTCTTGAGGATGTTACAGGTACTGTTAATTCATTTGAGCAGTTTAGACTCGATTATAACGATCTACCAGGTCTTAAAATTGGTGCAATTCAGGGCAAGACTTACGATGAAATTGTTGAGTGTTACCGCTATATGGATGTGTTTGCAGATTACATTGCAATCTCTTTTGACTTCTCATGGTATCAGCAAATAGGACTTTCATCTAGTTTGAATCCTGATCGCAATAGACTAGAACATATGTGTGATGGAAGAATTAAGCTCATTAATATGCTTATTAATGATGGTATATGGAATCATAAAAAGCCTCATCACCTTCTTGGATGTTCGCTTGCTAGTGAGTTTGCTGCGTATAAGAATATACCAAGCATTAGATCTATTGATACTTCAAATCCGGTCGTTGGTGGTATCTTGAATAAGCGGTATCTTAAGGGTATTGGATTTAGAGATAAGCCTTCTGTTCTTCTCGCTGATTTGATTGATCATGTTGTTACTAGTGAACAAGCAGAAGATATTGAACATAACGCAAAGGAATTCAAACATATTATTGGTCGATGAAGTGGGCTGCTTTTTATTCTCAAACGGGTTCAGAAATTTGTGATATTTCTGATAAGCTAGGTAGGTATCCAGATCTAATTATAACTGATAATGTAACTGGAGAACCTAAAACTGATAGCAGAATTATAAACGCAAAAGCTATCAACACACGTCAATATAAATCTCTGAGTAAGCAAGAAAAGATTGACTATTACAATATTCTAGATGGGTACAATATTATAACTTTGCATGGATGGTTAAATATTGTACCTGCAAGTGTATGTAGTAAGTATATGATGTATAATGGTCACCCAGGCCTTATAACTTACTATCCGGAGCTGAAAGGAAAGGATCCTCAGGAGAGAGCTTGGGAAAATATGCCTTCGTATATGTATATTGGTAGTGTTATTCATAATGTTACATCTGAAGTTGACGGTGGCAATGTTGCTGCTCAAAAGAAGAGATTATCAGTAAACTGTACTAGCTTAGACGAGACTTATAAAGAGTTAAAAGAAACTTCTTTGGAAACATGGGTTGAATTTTTAGAAGATAAACTATAAAATACGTTATGTTAATTTCATTTTCAGGAGCACAAAGCACAGGTAAAACTACACTTCTTAAGCATTTAGAGGAGTGTAATGATGGTGATGATCTTCCATTTAAGTTTGTACCAGAGGTGACAAGATTAGTTAAGCGTGAGTATGATCTACCAATCAATGAAGATGGTACAGATATTACGCAGCTATTAATTATGGGTGAGCATCTACGTAATGCATATCGAGCTGGCAGTCAAGTTGATTGTAGCTATATTCTAGATAGATGTTCTCTTGATGGTATCGTTTATACTCATTGGCTTTGCGATCAACACAAAGTAGGTATGAATGTGTATAGCTTTGCTGAATACATCTTTAGCTCTACTATCAAGAAATATGATGTTATTTTCTATACATCACCAGATGATGTTAAGTTAGAAGCTGATGGAGAGCGTAGCGATAATGTCAAATTCCGTGACGAAATTATCGAATTGTTTACGCAGTATATCAAAACACGAAATATCGACGTTGTAATACTAACTGGTACAGTAAAGGAAAGACTACAAACTATCAAAGCTACTTTAGCGAAAAAGGGACTTGAAATTAATATTTAATAATATAAAATAACATTATGGCACTACAAGAATTAGATAACTCGAATATTAACGTTCACCTTGGTAAGACTTCTTCGTATAAATCTCAATACGATCCGAGCTTACTTGTACGTGAACCTCGTCAAACAAACCGAAATCATCTAGGTATTAAGGATGACAATCTTCCGTTCGTAGGTTATGATACTTGGAATGGTTACGAAATCTCAGGTCTTACTAACTATGGTTTACCTGCAGTTGGTATTGTGAAGCTTAGTTATTCGTGTGATAGCAAGTATATCGTTGAGTCGAAGTCTCTTAAGCTGTACTTCAACTCCTTCAATATGACTAATCTTGGCGAAACTGCTCGTGATGTTCTCAAAGAGATTAAGAAGAGAGCTGTAAAGGATTTGTCTGAGCTGCTTGAAACTACAGTTAGCGTTACTGTTTGCAGTAATGGTGAAGTTCTAGCAGCTAGTAGTATCAACGCTGTGGATGACTGGCATACACCAGATGTTTTAACTCTTGAAGATACATATCCAGTTGATGGTGTTGAGTTTTCTGTTTATAGTGAGACTCCTGAGTTACTCGAAGTAATAGAAGATGCTCCAGTTGAAGAAGTTCATTATCATAGTGCTCTACTTAAGTCGAACTGCAGAGTAACTTCACAACCAGACTGGGGTGATGTTTACATCTATATTAACTCTAAGAAGACTGTTGATCCTATTTCGTTGTTACAGTATATCGTTTCATTTAGAGATGAATGTCACTTCCATGAAGAGATTTGTGAGACTATCTATAAGAGACTGTATGATCTTCTTGAACCGAAGGAGCTAAGAGTTAAGTGTCTTTATGCCCGTCGTGGTGGTATCGATATTAACCCGGAAAGAGCTTCTAATGCTGAATTGCTCTGCGAGATACTTAGTGATACAACTATACCTCATTCTAAGACTCCTAAGCAGTAATTAACTGATTGTAATAAAAGCCCTAAATAGTGTAACAGCTATTTAGGGTTTTTTTTGTGTTAGATATAAATAATAGTATGGCAGCACCTATTTCAAATAACGGTAGTACTTTTTACAACATAAATGAATGTAGATCATTTAATCAAACCGTTGCAACAAACCTTACAAGATTATCTTCACAACCTTGTTCTGAAGTCATTCTATACAACAGAACTGGTAGTACATTGAGTGCGTATGATAATGGATATTCTACAGAGCCTTTTGCATTCCTTCTTAAGAATGATGAGAGTATGACCTTTAGAGGCTTAGTAAATTCAGATCAGTTATCCGCGAAAGCAGCAGTTGCAGGTCCTATCTTTTATAGAGCACAATACTTCAGCTTTAACCCTTCTAGATAAAACTAGTCTAAATATCATAAAACAAAAAGGTCATCTAATAAAATAGATGACCTTTTCTCTTATAGATTGCTGAGGGGAGCCTTAACGATAACCAAGTTGAACGAGTCTTCTAATGTTAGGTGTAACCGAATCATAATTATTAGCAGTTAAGGACTGAGCAGATGTAGACGTTACACATGTAAATATTGTTGAAGAACTGTCAGTGTAAATAACTGCAAAAGTAGCACCGTTATATGCTCTATCTACTCTGAATGTTGTACCTGTAGCAGCTGATAGTGTAGGTGCAAATATACCTGTACCAGAGGAAGGAGATGTGAGAGCGTTAAATGCAATACCTCTAACCTGTTTTGCGCTAAGTGAAGCGTTGTTAACTGGACCAGTACCAACAGTTAATAGTTCAACAGTATTGTATCCGCCAGTACCGCCAGATAGAGACCAGGATAGGTTAGCAGGTGACTGCCCGTATGATGAAAGGGCTTGTGATGTAAAGCTAATAATAGGCATATTAATATTTATTCTACCTGCTTAATTTTTATCAAATTTAATGCTGTTAGGCTTTGTCTCTCTAATATAGACTTCACCATATGCTTCTAATTGACCCATAACATGTTGAAATTCACGCTGAGACATACTCTTCCAGTCTTTGAGCTTATCCCAGCATGCATCTGCTTTCTTCTCTATGAATGAAACGTCATTCTGATGATCTATACATTCTTGATAAGGCTTTTCTTTAGCCTTAAAGTGAATAGCTGTTAATACTGCATAACCACCTTTCTTCTGTGATTGATTAGCAATTTTTCTCGCCCCGGCTTGTCTCGTAGTAAGAAAGTCCTGCAGCTTATCATCTATTGCTGTAATAGACTTCTTAATGGATTCGAGTACTATATCGAACGTAAACATATCATTATTTATAATGACCCTGGAATATAAACAAAAAAGAACCACCCCAGCTCGACTAAATATTTACATGAGTAAGAAAATTCATGAGCTGTATATCACTAGAAATCTAGTTAATGGGAACGTATATGGTGGCAAACACGTATATACAACCAAGAGAGGTAGATATCTTGGATCTGGATATAGATTAAAGAGAGCTATAAAGAAATACGGTATAGAGAATTTCGATGTACGTATTCTACGGTTACAAATAGATAATATCGAGGATCTAAATAGAAGAGAAATTAGACTTATTAGACTATTAAAATATATATTTAAAGATCGATGTTATAATATTCATCGAGGTGGTGTAGGTGGAGACTATTACATGTATCTAGAGCCTGCAGAGCGGTTAGAAGTTAATCGTAAAATAAGTGATAGTAAAAAACGACAGTACGAAGCTGGGGAAACAGATTTACAACAACAAGGTAGAAAAAAACAAGCAGCGGCGCTAAGAGTCAAAAATAAACTAGACCTAGAGTTTATTGACCGTATGACCGTAATACATCGAGAGGCTGGAAAGAGGCTTTCTGATAGGATTGCCAGCTCAGGTCTAACAGATCGTGAGAAAGAGCGTAATAAAAATAATAGTGTAAATGGACTTAAACAAATTAAATTTAAAATAATTTACCCTAACGGCGATATAATGATTGAAAATATTAGTTCGAAGAAATTTAAAATAAAATATAAAACTGATGACTCACTTTTTAGCACTCTAGCTCGTGAAGGTTACTTTATAATAAAGAAAAGATTACCTATTACTAAACATTTATTTCCTAGAGGTACTGAGTTTATTATATTAAAAGAATGAACCGAAGGGTCTTCGGCCCCTTCGGTTCTAAGTTTCTTTGGTTGCAATTCCCTGAAAGCTAACCAGTTATTTACTCAAAAATATACTGATTGCGTAGCAGGTGTAAACGCTGCACCAAGACCCTGAACAATAACAACGTGGTAGTAGAGGTTTGCTCCAAAGATATTGTCTACAACGCCGTAACGGGTAAGTAGACCAACGCGTGGTGCGAAGTCGTTTGGACCAATAGTTCTCTGAACCATGATAGGAATGTAAGGGCAATAGATGATACCAGTGTCGTAGAACTCTGAACCTTTATAACCAAGTAGCGCGTACTCAGGAGCAGTAGACTGAGAACCATAACCTACGTTACCGTAGATTGTAGAGTTCTGTACTTCTGTACGAGTATCACGATACACTGTGAATCTTCCACCAACGGAACCTACCTTAGCAATGCCAACTGGTTGAGTTGAAACATCACCTTGAACAGGTACCCACTGGAATTCAGGAAGCATTTCAAGAATCGCGCAAACTCTTGGAGTTGCGACGATGAAGTTAGCAGCACCGCGTCTATTACGGACAGCGATTCTGTTTGCTTCAATGATAAGCTTCTGATAGAAGTCACGGTTTCTCTCAACGAGCCATCTGCCGTCTGCTGAAGCTGGAGACCAGAAAGAGAAGCCAGAACCGTACCCTGCATTGAGGGCGGACTGGACCATTCTCATGATCATTTCACGGTCGATTTCTGCTTGGATCTCATAGCTCATCGCATTTGTGATCTCAGCATCAATATCGATACCGTTCATGTTCTTAAGGTCTTGTTCTAGTTCAACGGACCAGCGTGCACCAAGTCTACGAGTACCAGCTTCAACAGCTGTCTTTTCGAACTTGACTTCAACCTGTGGTATGTTACCAGTGATTTCAAACGCAGATAGGATCTGGGCAACGCCCTGATCTTGTGCTGCGAATGTCCACGCACCTGTTGCACCAGAGAGCTTCTGTGAAGAAGCACCAGTGAAACGAGTGTCGAGGAACTGATAACCTAATTCGTTAGTTGTATTTGGTAGACTACCACCAATACCGGTATAACCGGCATTTACGCCTGGAATGGTACCTGCACCACCAACGGTAGTACCAGAATACGATGTACCATCAACACCCTGGCCAAGGCCTTGGGATTGATAACCATAACGTAGGGCGAATGCAAGTCCTACTGGACCTGACATAGGTTGCACACCAACGATGTCGTTGGAGATAAGCTCAGGGAAGGTACGACGGATCATCGGAATGAGGATCTTTGGAAGACGTGAGTCACCACTTGCGTAGTTGTCACCGCTGTTGATAGCGTTAGTACCTGGATTATACATCTGGTTACTGCCTGCGCTACCAAATACACCGCCGCTACCGGCTGTGTTAGCCTCATTACACCATTGTTCTTGATTCTCAAGAAGAATAGCTGTATTAAGTCTGGTATTCTCATTTCCGATAGCCTTAACTGAATCTGACGAATAGTCAAGAACTGGAGCCCACTTCTCGAGTAGTGCTTCAGCTCTATTTTTATCTACAAATGCTTGTGTTGGACGTATTTTCATGTTTGCTTTTTCCTTTTTTTCTAACTCAGGTCTAAATTGACCTCATTGTTCAGGGTTAAAAATCTGTAACGTTATTATTTATACTTCTGTAGCTCAGAAATATAAGGATTTATAACTTTTATGGGATTTTTTGCTTGAACCGATTCCCTAATGATAGGAGCGTCAGCTTTTACTCTTCTATTATCAAAAGCTTCTTCTTTGAGGATATCGATTCTTTCTTTTTCCTTCTTTTCGAAAAGTCTTAAAGTATAATCGAAGTTTTCTTCGATAAACTTAGGAGTCTTATCACCAAGAACTCTCTTAAGATATTCTTTCTTTTTCTCAGGTAAGCCCGAAGTCTTATTTTCAAGAACAAGTGCTGCCTTAGTCTTGAGGAAGTTTTCCTTGAGAAGACCGTTTTCCTTAGAAAGCTGTTCAACCTTAGCAGATAGCTCGTCGATTTGCTTCTTACCATCAACAAGTGCTGGCTTAACAGACTCTGACATAAGAGCAGAATCGATTGCAAGTACCTTACGAAGATTGCCAAGTACTTCGATAGCTGTTTTGTTCTTTGTAGCTTCTGAAATTGCTTCAGCTGGAATAGCTTCATCAAGAAACTCTTCAAGATAAGTTGAAATAGTCTCTACAAGAGTATTCTTTAGTTGTTTTGCTTCTACTGTAAGCGCTCTATCATAACGCTTAACAACGTTAATAAGCTTACCAGCATTGCTCTTATCGATAGCTTCAACAACTCTTGTAAGCTTAGAAGTGTGATCTTTGTCGATCGCCTTCATTAACTTTTCGAGCTTTTCTGCATAAAGATCGTCTTGTGCTGTTAGAGCAGACTCAACAGATAGCTTAAGCTTCTTCTGAAAAGCGGTTTCAATAATGTTGAGAGATTCTTCAGAAAGAACCTGCTTAGCGTCATCAGTTAGTAGAGATTTAACTTTCATATTGTGAAGAGGGGTTCATTAAGTGAATTTTTAATTCTAGTTTGAATTTTATCAGTAATAATGGCCTTTAAATATTTATTTGCCTCGGCATATTTTTTTGAAGAAACTGCGGTAATAAAGTTAGTAATGTCAGCAGACTCTTTAAGCTTTTTACGCTTAGCATTACGAATAGCTTTATCTTTGCTTCCCATATATTCATCAGTAGGTGATTCTACCTTACCATCACGATCATAATCTTTCGTAGCTTTCTTACGAGTAGATGGTTTTGTTTTAGTTTTTGTTTTAGCCATGTTAATATTTATATACTTTGTATAAATTTAAGGATTTGTTCGCGTAAGAAAAAGTCAACACCCTTTTTAGGTAGATTACGTAGAGACTTTTCAAAAGACTCATACACTTCTTCATACTTACCATTTTCTGCAACTACCCATTGCTTAGATTCAAGTATACCATTAACGAAAGCTTTAGGGAAAGAGGGATCAGCAACACAGTCAACAGCAACTAATTTTAAATTACGTACAACATTGTGATTTGAACCTTCTTCAAGTGTACCTAAAGCTCTTGATGACATACCTACTTTTACACCATCATTAATCAACGACTTAACTATTAGACCACAAGGAGTTGAGAGGACTTTTGACTTACCAAAGAATACATTGTTGTCTTCATATAGCTCAGTAACGATATGGCATGCTCTTTCAAGATCAACATCAGCAGTCGTTGGGTGATTCAACTCACCCATGGCACGACCTGGAATAACCATTTCTTCATTATATCGTTGAACTTCACGTCTAAGCTCTTCAATTGGGTATAGGCGCTTGTTTTTATTAACACCTTCAGCCATCATATATGGACCCTTAATATAGAGCGTAGAAGGTGAATTTCTATTGGATTCTTCTACTACGTATTCGAATTGATCCTCAAGTGCCGGTTTCTCTACTAATAGGTTAAGCTTTAATGCCATATTGTTATTTATAGCTAATGCGTTAAAATCTACATATAGTATTATTTAACCTATCTCTTTTTCTGTTAAAATTAAGAAATCCATACTTCTCTTCTTACAGAACTCTCTCGCTGCTTGCCATTTAGCTTGATTTACAACATACATCGATTGCTCGTATATTAAATGCTCCTTCTTTTTATACTTTGTATTAGGAGGAGCTGTTTGTCTTGAAGGTTTTATTTCAACTAAATACCTTTTAATCACGTTACCTTCTTTTATAGCAACGAAATTATCTACAAAATATCTATGAGCTCTGCCGTCTAAAGGCGATATGTATGGTATAATTACATTTTCAGATCCCCACATAACTACATTGGAGTTATTATCACAAAACCTCATAAACTTAAGCTCCAATCCAGATCTATAAAACGCCTTCGCTCCTATAAATTTACCTTTATTTATAGGAACGAAAACACCCTGTCTATATTTGGAGTTCTTAGAGTTCATTATTCATAAGGAACTATCTCTATATTACGTAATGCTCTACAAAAAGTATTTTTAATTGCACTATATGCTGAGGCACTTCCGATTTTAAGTTTAAAAGGTAGTCTTTTAGATAAAGCGTAATTGTCACTACACGCGTCACTTATAACATCATAATTAAACCACTTAGAATCTTCTCGAATTAAGCCACCTTGAACTATATCTGTTCTATATTCAACTATTACCTTATCTTTATAAGGACTAGTTTCAATAACTCTATCACCAGCTTGGTCATATGAGTGTATAATCCAACCTATATCAACATCAAAATGCGAAGAAGGACCTTTAATCTGGTATATTGTATACGGCTTATATCTCATAACTATGTACTTTAATTTATTACACTGATAATGTCTCTACCACCCACGTTTCTACCGCATCAAGAGGAGCATACCTAATTTCAAAAGGAAGTTTATCGTATAAACTATCGTTCAGAAATATTCCACAGTTAAAGAAAGGATGATTCTCATAAAATGCAATAATGTAACTGTCTTGGTCATCGTCGTAACTACTATATTCTGTAAACCACTGAAAGTCTTTACCTCTATTCCATGTAAAATAGCCATCCTCAAGTTCTTCTACAGTATCAATTGTAGCATTTATATTATACGGATCCGCCATATCCGTATATCTATATGACGGATTATCGTCACCGAAATCTATTTTTATACATGTATATCTCATATTGGTTTATAGTAAATTGTTTCGCCGTGAATAAGGGGTGTTTGTATTTGACTGGCTCTTTACTGTATATACACTATCCTATGAAAAATATTGGTGGATCTGCGTCGCCAAATCCTGCTGATGCACCTGTTAATAACATTTGCTCAAGATCTTTTTTCTCAGTTAAACCTTCTTGTAATAAATCTGCATTTAGAGTACCACCACCAAGTAACGCAACACCTGTAAATCGACCACGAACACGACCTATAACTATCTTCGTTAGAGCTACAGCGTATTCATACACCCATTGTTCCTTTACAAGATCTCTAATTGGTCGTTCAAGATAACAAGCTAATACACCATAGAATCTACTCGCACCAGGTTGCGGGTACATTTGTAGGTACTGTGTTCGTTCATCGAACTTAATATCACGTCTAGTTGCTAACATCTTTTCTCTTGTTTTCGTCCATTCTTTTAAAGTGTACCAAGATACTAAGTCAAAGCCGTAGTTACCTAATGCATAACTGAAATATGTTTGTTGAGCAAGAGTTTGTTCAAGAGTGAATAAAGTATTTACACCTTCATTAGAGCCTTCTTCGAACTCAGTGACTGTTATGACTTTTCTATAATCCATCGCATCATAATCAAATACGTTTGAATATTCTACGGCGGATGAGTCTGTACCTTGTAACGATACGCCCTTCTTAACAGATGCTCTAAAATTTGATGTCAGTGCAGGGTTAAACGATGTGACAGAGCTGTATAGTGATGTATCTAATATCTCAAATTCAGGCATACCACTTGAAAATAAACTCGATAGAGCAGACGAACTAGCAAATGTAGTAGCAGGTACGGCTGAAGTGTTAACGTAAACTGTTTGTGGTAATTCAACAGTAAAGTCTGGTCCAGCCCAAATCGGTGTGTTTGCTATTTTTTGTGCATTTGTAGCGTTTGATTTAGCAAGTGTGAATAACTGATCTATTCTTATACCTCTATTTTTCTGGTATATTCTTGAATCAAATATCAAAAATTCCTTTGTATACCCTGCAAACTTTGAAAAATACTCTACTGCAATTTGTATGTTTTGGAATAACTGGTCAGAGTGTACTTCTAGTGTTATTAGAGGGTATCCTAATGATCGTTTTATACGATCTGCGAGATCGTTAAATGTTTCTAGTTTACTATTTAAATTAGTAGACTGGAATGCTGATACAGGTAAAACTTCACAAGCTAGCGACATATGTATATTTAGTCATTATTCTGCTGGAGGTGGTGTTTCAGCCTCAGTTTCTGGAGCAGGTGCTCCACCTGTAGCAGCTTCACCACCGAATTCAGGAGGTGCTCCACCACCACCCATAGCAGCTCCTAAGCCACCACCTGGCATTTCTCCACCAGCAGCGCCTTCAGCTCCAGCACTGATATCACCAGCAATAACAACTTCTCTCCAAGCTGGACCACTTGTAGATATTTGACCGAGCTCCCACTGAAGTTCAGCATCTTTACGTAAGAACTCTCTGTTAGCAAGAATGTCCTTATCTTTCCAGCCGAGATACTTCTTCTGTGCGAAGGTCTTAGATACAAACTCACCACTACTAATGGCACCGTAAGACTGAGCTTTCATTTCGAGTTTCTGATTCTCTCTTAGTTCGTAGAAGTTTGTTGGTGGATTAAATGCTATTTCTAAGTTAGTTTCATTTAACTCTAGTTTATCCCAAATACCTTTTAGTTGAAGGTGCGTTATAAAGCCTTTCTTCATACCTGAAGCAAAGCGTTGTTGCTGTCTCATAATGAAACGAGCAAACTTTAATTCTTCTCTAAGGATTTCAGCACCATCTCTAAATGCATCTTGTGGATCGAGTCTTGATGCAGGTACTTTTAGTGATCTATAGAGCTTCTTAATGAAGTACATTAAGTCTGATAACTCACCTAGGTTTTGACCACCTGCTAGCTGACTCACACTTGAACCTTCCGAACCAGCACGCTTTGGAAACCAGAATGCGTCTAGCATAGACTGTGGGTTAAACTTCTTAACTACATCTGCTTGATCAATATCAAATGTTTTTGATGACCAGTAATTGCTTATTAATTTCTTGAGATATGCTTCAGCTTTTGGAGCTGCCATATTACCTACATCAACGTTGAATACAAGACGCTCAGGTGCACGAACCAATCTGTAGATGACGATAGCATCTTCAATTAAAGATAACTGTCTGTACGAACGGCGGGCATTTTCTAAGAATGGTAGAACCATTGTCATGCTCTCATTCATTACACCAGAGTTAATGTACACTATTTGATTTTCATCTACCGGTACAAATTCTGTTCTCGCAGCTTTATCCGGCTTTGAAGGATCAAAGACAGGCTTCTTGTAAATGAAACCCTTAACCATTAAGTTTTGTATGTTGTTATACACTGGATCGATTAACTCACTTGGTAAGTTAATTATGCCCAATACACCTTCATGTGCGTAATCTTTATGAATAATGAGTTCGAAGAACAATTCACCCTCTATTAACAATTGTCTAACATACTGCCAACCTTTATTCTTTAAATCGAAGTAGTTAATATATTTTGAAAACTCTTCGTCAAGGCTTTCTTTTTCTGAAGATGATAAGTCAACTTGCTTATACTTAATTGTCAATTCTGCTCCGTTTTCATCGGTATTAATAGCTTCATCACAAATTTCATCTAGCGCATCAGCAACATCCGAATACGCAGCAATTACTCGATAGTCTCTTAATCTTGCACCTTTATTTTCTTCGATGTTAGCATACATTACCTGACCGAATGAAGTATCCTTACCCATCGAGCCGATAGGCATATTGTTATACTCATTCGAGATAGATATTGAATTCTTAGCAAGTGCTTCAGATCTTCTTATACCAGTGTCAGCGAAGATCTTATATTTTGGATTTAAATCGTTTTGATTTGGATCAATAATGTTAGAATAAGGTAACTTATTCTGAATATAAGACATTAAATTTCTACCAAATGTAGATGATCTACCATCATTTCCTACATAATTTCGATTTTGAGTTGATGTGGTGCTTGAATCTGCCATCTGTGTTATTATTTAATTAAGGTTTTGTAAAAGTACAGTTATTTATAGTGTAAGTACTTGTCCATCCTGCAGTATTATTTATTACAACGTTAAATGTACCCGATCCAGATAGAGAGGATAAATCAATTGTCATTATATTATTATCGACAATCGTATAATATGATGGATCTAGTAAACTGCCAGTAACTGATCCAGTATAAGTTGAATTAAATGACGTGATTTTATTTGTGAAGGTATTACTACCACATAATAAAACGGCATTAGTATATGAAAAGCTTCTACCATACAGTACGAAATTACTCGAACTTGCTGATGGTGTAAGTGTATAGTTTGTTCTTATCGGTAATAGCTTACCATCATAATTGTAGTATAAGTTGGTTAAGCTTGGTGTAGCTGATATTGATACAGTTTCTGTATTTGTAGATAAACTATTTATGAATGATGAATAGTTACTATCATCAATTATAATTTTAGATCCTGATACAGCCATGAAGTTTGCATCAATAAAGTAAATTTGTGATGAAATCTCGTTTTTATTTCTGAACAACCATCCCTTTATTGTAAAGGCTGTGTCACCAACAATACGGAACTTATCACTAGCAGCAAGATCTGTTGGTTCAGTTAATGAAATTGAACCACTCCATAGTACCTCAGATCTAATTTCTAGTACTTGATCAGGTACATTGGTTGGTTCTTTCCATGTCAATATAATATAAGGGTTACTAAATGGAACAAAGTTAGATATAATTTGGTCCATGTCTTGCATATATCTTGCTAATATAGACATTGACACTTCAATGTTTATAGGTATAGGCATTAACACCTTCGATTGGTGTTTATTTAACGTATTATATGTGCTATCTAGCTTATTGAATACACGAGACTGATCACGCGATATACCTGTAACATTGAGAGCGACTACTGGTAGTGTTAAGTTTTGAGCCTTATTAATAATATCATACATAACTCGCTGCTTCGGCGCGAGTACATATCTTACTTCTATTAACTCTTTTGCATTTCTGTCCTTATCATATCTCTTAATAATTGTATCATCAAATGCACACAAAAATTGTGTGAGTAGATCTTTTATCTCAAACGAGTAGGTGTAATCTTTCACATGGATATTTAGTCTACATAAATCTATCTATGAAATATTTAGGAATCTTAGATTTGTTCTTAATTATACTCTCAACAATAGCAGCGTCAAGAATATAAGTTGTACAGAAGTCCTTATTTGACCTAACTCCACGACCGCAAGCTTGGATAAGATTGCTAAGCATCTTATTAGTATACCAGTTGAAGTCGAGCTTCATCATACGCTCAACTCGATTATCATTTGTAGGTAGATAAGGTGCTTTAATAATGATTTGAAACTTTGCTAGATCACCTTTCAAGTCTACTCCATGAGACATAGACGGAGAAGCAAGCACAGTTGGTAAATCAGTATTATAATGAGTATCGAGGATATCCTCATTTCGAACTCCAGGCTCTCTAAACAGCAAGCGACTATCTACAATATTCTCTTTTAGGTAATTAGTTATGAAGTTACTCTGAGTATGGATAATACCTTTTTCATTAGCGTGTAGCTTAAAGATACTTTGAATCTGCTCTGCAATATAAGGCAGTCGAGATTTCAGGTTGGAAAAGTTTAGCTTAGTTTTTGTGTTAGCATAGATTGGAGCATTACTTGCTTTGAACGTTGATTCTGCTTCTACGTATTTGAATTTATCAATACCTAGTATCTTACAGAAGTTAGTAGGATCAATAATAGTTGCTGACATAAGCACAATCTTATCAGCGTGATCGAAAATATGCTTTGCAAGTTTGTCTACCTTTAGCGGTGTGAAGTTGATACCTTTTTCAACACGCTCAAATAGATACTCACTATCATTCCAAGTATCAATCATTGTGTCAACTTTGCTACGAAGCTTAAGAATAGTATTCAGCTCTTGCTTCATTTCTGCTAGCTTAGCTGCATTCTTTTTCTGAGCATTGATATCATCTCTCAATTCTTCTACTCGTTCGTGTAGATCGACAGTCAGAACATTGAGCCACTTACCAACTTTACTATAGTCAGCGCCGGATGGAAACGGTCTAATAGTAACACCACACTTCTTTAGCGTTTCGTAATTTAACTGGCATGAGAACTCTTTAACTAGTTGATCCTCTAATTCAGACGCCTCATCACATACAAGATACTGACGCTTCTTTACAACAGAAGGAAGAGCAAAAAACATATTGTAGTTTAGAGCTGCAAACTTTGAAACTACAGCTTCATTACGAGCAGTATAATATGGACATGAATTCGTTGACCAACATTGCTCTTTAAGCTTATTAAGATGAACGCAAGGAGCGTGCTCTACTGAAAAATTAGTATCAACTGTGCATTGATAGTTAGACTTACCCTTTACTACTTTAACGTCATCAAATAGCTCTTTATACTGATCTTGTAGTGTCTTTGTAATAGTTAAAGCAAAAACTCCAAATGGAGCTTCATCTTTAGACTCACTGCTGTAAGTATAATTACCGCTTGTATCTCTTTTGTAGATTTGATATGAGTTTACCAACTCACTATAGCTATCACTACAATTTTTAGCAATATTCCCAATCGTCTTAGAGATAAATGATTTACCTGAGCCAGTTGGTGCACAACACACTACAAATTTATAACCTTCTTCAAAGGCATTTTCAATATTTGTAAGTAGTTTTACTTGCTGCTCGTTCGGTGTATATCCCTCAGGGAATTGTTGTAATAGTTTAAAAGCCATATAAAGATATTATATGGCTGTTCCTTTAATTTAATGAGAGTATGGATACTTCATTATCATAAATTTTATGTTGAGATTCGCCTCGGATTGATCTCAACATATTTACAGTATCGCGATGATTGTTACATAACGATGTGAGCTTGTAATTCAATGTACATCCTTTACCTGCTTCATAATTCATGAGATACGGGTAAGGTAATTCTAATACCTTTGTAATATTCTTATCATTCTCAATATGAAGTCTAATAAAGTACTGCTTGATGTTAAATAGTTGCAGCTTACCAGATCGTAAAACCTTATTATTAACCTTTACAGCTATTTTAGATTGTAAGAACTGTTGAAGAATTTTATCGTAAATATCTATATTCATGAGTCCATGTATGTTAATTTTTGTTCAGCTGACATTGGTAGGATGTTCTTGTTGAAGTAATTCCAGAACTCATCATTAGCAGGTATTTCACGAATTACATTTACTTCATCTGCTGATACAATTCGATAATCTTGCATTAGAATATCCCATACAACGCATGCATTTTCTTTTGATTCAATAATTTGTTTCCCACTCTTTGGCGGTCTGTAGTTTAAAACTATTCGACCGTTAGTAGAGCCAAGTAAGTCGTATGACTTAGTACACAGCATTCTCCGGGTAGGAGGTCTACCCGGAGCTGAGGAACGTCTTACAAAGCGCAAATCGAGTACATTGCGCAGTAGTAAGTTTTCAAGCGTTGGTCTCGTTACTAGCATCTTGCTTTGGCTTACAGATACCGAATACTCTACTCTCGTTTAGGAATACACCATTTGCAATTCTACCGTGATTACAAATATCAAGATTTGATACTGTAATTCCTAGGTTATTTGGAAACACTACAATATCACCAACGTTAGTATATTGGGCTCGAGGACCAACTAGAATGACTCTCGCCTTACGCCAGGCTTTTGTAAGAACGTTAGTTGGAATGTAAAGTCCGTTACGCATAATACTATCACCTTGATCGGTCGTATCAATATACTCTACTAACAGAATATCGTCAAAAATGAACGACAATTCTAAATTTTCAAGACCGAAATCTCCTTCTGAGTGAGAAGATAAATCAATCAAGCTTCTCATCGGTTCTAGCTTATCAATGCTTACTTGTGCCATATTGTTATATACTCTTATTATTTTGTAAAGCAAGATACATATTCAACTCTCTTGTGGAAAGTAGATTATTTGATGCAAATAATTTTAAATTAGCTTCATTAGCTGTTTTTTCCTTGTCTGCTTTATCAACTTTGTTCTTCTTAACATAAGCGATTTTTTTAAAGTTACTACGAGGAGTTAAATGATAGTAAAACTTGTAATGATCACTTTTATTTTCAAACAGCATTGCAAATTTGTTATACGTTTCATTTACAAATACAGCCTTAGCTCTATCTGAGAAACTAAGCCAGCGGTTCAGAAGAAACGGCATGAAAAGTTGAAGACAGTCATGATCTAATTCTTCATATAAACCGTTACGTCTAAAGAAAAATAAGCTACGTATTATATCGAAGAAATTCATACAATCACTTTGGTCGTTGCAATCTGCATATCAGACACGGAATAATTAAAGAACTCAATTACATCTTCCATGAACGACTTGACCTGAGTATCGTTAAGATTTGAACTAAAAGCAAAGCCTGGAGCTTTCTTACCTGCATTGATATTAATTCCAGTATGACCAATAGCTACATTATCCTTCGTGTATGTAATTGAGACACTAACCTTACCAACATCACGCTCAGTTTTATCGGAGCCAATAAACTTACGATGTACCATTAGATCGTCACCTCTCATCTCAATAGGCGCTTCGATATACCTAGAGAGAATGTTTGCGATCCCTGTATTGAAATATCGTTGATATGCGACAGCACCAAGAGCGCATAGGTTCGGTATCTCCCAACAGAAGTTTATAGCATCATCACTGAAAATATAATCCTTACTAAGAGAATCTTCTAAGTCAATCAGATTGTCACTTACAAACATCGGCGCTCTGAAAGCAACAACATTACCATAAGGTGATACTTTCTTTTTAAAGAACTGATACGCAAAACGCTTATGAATTAAGTCTCCGTTGTATATTGGTTGTTCAATGATCATATAATTGATTATATACTCGTTTGAAGTTTAATCCAGTTATAAACAATATTTAAACCTTTTTCATATATGTGTCTTTTTTTATTAAGATTGAGGTAATTGATTTACTTCGATGTATGTCGTCGCTTGAAGTATTGTTATAAAAAATATTACACTCACCTATTTGATTAACAATAGAATTAAGATTGTTAATATAAAATCCTCTATCTGTTATAGTCTGCGCTTTAATACATTCAATTAGATTTAGTGTCGTATTATTAGTAGTATTATCTGAATAACCGTATTCATAGCTGGTATGTAGATCTTCTAAAATATAAATACCTTTTGATTTTAATCTAGGTAACATTTCTTCTAACGTTACTTGCTGTTGTTCCATTCCATGCCCACCATCATCAATTATAATATCAAACTCAATACCAGTAAACAGATTTCGCATATATTCTCTATTAGCTTGGTCACCAACACTCAAGATAAAATCGTTATTTTGATTTAGGTGAGACTTATCTAAACAATCAATAGCGTAAATTTGCGCGTCTGTAAAATAATCTCTCAAAGTAAAAATAGAGTATCCTTTATCTATACCTATTTCTAAAATAGACAATTTATTATCTCGCAAAGGAGTAAAATATTTGTCGTAAATATCTGTAAATCCATGAAAGGTAGCTTTATCAGTACCATAATGTATTCCAATCTCAGTTAATGTTTTATTTTTCATAAATTATTTCAAAATAGATTTACACTTTTTTATAAAATTATCACTACTTTTACGTATTTCAAATTGATGGTATAATACTTCTATATTATTATAACTATATGTAGTACCAATACCGAAGTCTCTATCATCAGTTAATTTCCATTTTGGAATCTCCGATGATGAAGCTCTAAATAATTTTACTTCAAAATTATTTTCTTCGCATAGCCATGTTAACTCTTCACCCACATCACTTCTATCACCCTGCTGCATTAAAGAAGGGCAACCTAACTTTTTAAATAATGCTGTAGGAAAAGCAAGGCAAGCTGGGCCAGCGTATATATGATTATAAGGATTACAATTACACATCTGCTCTATACCTATAATGCAGTCATTACCTTTTAATTCATCGAGAATTATATCATATAGGTTAGGTACAAGGGGTATACAATCAACATCAAAAAAAATAATATACTCACTACTACAGTCTTTTGCTACTTCTGTTAAAAAGTCTCCGTGATTTGAATTTACCTTTACCTGTAACACAGGTAAATTAAATTTTGCAAAAACCGCTCGTTGTAACTCACATACTTCATCTTGTATATTCAAATTAGCATACGAAAAAGCTTCAAGTAATGATTTATTAATATTTTCTTTCATTGAATTAAAGACGGTAGTTTACCCTCTGCTGATTTTTGAAGTAATCCAGGCTCCGTCCAACCTGATATTATTATTTTATTAGCTATAATCTCGTTGTATAAATGATCTATAGGTTGGTTGTAATGATAGTTGTCAAGTACTAACTTAGCCCCTTGCTGACTTATTATATACGCATGTGTGCATCTCGAAAAACAATTATCAGAAAAAAAAGAAATTTCAGTAGGTATCTTTTTTTCTATTGGTATTGAGTATTTACCCACCCACACATCTCCAATCCATAATATATCACCTGTTTTTGCTTGTAGATCGTCAATACTTTGCTCAAGAAATTCTTGAATTTTAGGAACACTTTGCAAGTCTACATCATCTTCAAAAATTATTCCATACTGAATTTCGTTTTGTATTATTTGCTGTAGAACATATTGATGTTTAAGCGATAAAGAGAGTTCGCTAATCCTAATGCTAGCACTGATACCTTCAATTTCCTCTGGCAGAAAACCTTCTATCCACTCTATAGAGTAAGGTAAGTTTACTGCGCCGATATCAGCTAACAAGGTATTTTTACGCTCTACAGCAGGTGTGTGATGTAAAATAAAGATTTTTATTTGATTATACACGTTTTAACATTATATGCGGTTTATTTGTTTTATTCGGTCTCAATTCATAATCATAAAACCAAGTATTTTCGCCCTCTAGCTGAATTTGTTCCCAAAGAGGCTTTATATTAGTGTAATATAAAGCGATTATACCTTGATCATTTGTCTTTGAAATTTTACACTCTTCTGCTAACTCTACTAAGTCAGTAAACGTCTTTTCATCTAAGATAGATGTATCATAAAGCATAATTGTCGTTTGTGGAAAGTCTACACCAAAATTATATTTTTTAGATAGTTCAAAAAATAATGGATCTTCCTTTATAAACTGAAATTCTAAGTTATAATTATAATCCGGGTAAGCATCTGAATGAGCTAAAAATTTTCCTTCTCGTCTAGCATTAACGATGGGCATTATTGAACTATAAACTTTCATTCCTGAATCAATATAAAATACATAATCCCACTGTTTAAAAAAAGTATTAAACAGATTTAGTTTATGGTATTGAAACTTTTTACAGCGCCAGTACTCTTCACGTGGCATTGAATTAAATTTTTCATTAAAATCATCTGTAAAAATAATATCAGGAAAATGCTTAATAGTAATGCTAGCTTGTTTTAATAAATTATGATTTAATTTATCTGAGTTTACTAAATCGTCGCCTATTACAACACATATATCACCTACATACTCATAAGATAATATACTACTAAGTGTTTGTATTAAACGATCAAAAAAAGCATCATTTGTTACAAGAACTGTGCAAATAGTTTTATTCATAGATTATTTCTCTTTAATATATAAAGCATCACCCCATGCTTGACTATCGATATCTAAAACGGTCTCAACTCTCTTAAAATTATACTTACCGAGAAAATAATCAAGGTCTTCAATAAGAGCGCAGTTTTTATACAGTTCATCTGTGTTAACTTCGGTTAAAATATACTGTATATTTTCTAGTGTACTTGATGCACCTAAAAGAACAGTTAACTCAGCTCCCTGTACATCCATATTCAAGAAATTTAGAGCTGGGCTAGGTTGAAATTTATCAAGTGGCTCAACCTTTACAGTATCTTTATTTGTAAAAACGATACCTGGGTATATATGTGTATGTTTAAAGGGTTCTAAAATAGAATTTGATTGACCGTCTTGATTAGGTGTTCTATGAAGTGTAGCTTCACATGAAAACGGTCCAAGAGCTTTGTTGATACAAATAACCTTTTCATCGTGAGATGTTTTCTCTTTTAATTTTTTAAAACTATCCTTATCAGGTTCGAAAAATATAATACTATCTATCGAATTTATACTCTTATATGTATAATATTCTTCGCCATGATGTCCGCCAACATGAATAACACCAGTAATATTCATATTATACTTTTTAATAGCTGTATGTAAGTCTACCATCATAATTATTAATTTATTTACAATCAATTTTTATATATCCACTACATCCACGATCCATGCCATAAATGACAGCAGTATGTTTCTGATGTTAAGTATTTACTAAAATCTGATCCTAAATCTCTACAGCTAGGACAATTAGGAAACGGGTACAGGAACAGGTTAGGTAAAACAACAAAATTAGTAAATTTATCTTTGTTTTTGAAAATTTTACTTGTTATTAGTCCTTGACCAGTTGTATTTATGATATCCATACCATCACCGTGTAACATTGGCGTTTCTAAAACTTGCATATCTAAGATTAGTTCATTTCTCGGACTACTACCCATGACACTATTTGATACGTTAGGTGTATTATCATACACTATACCTGCAAAAAAATCTAAATCCAACAGATCATCAAAAGATTTATTAAGAACAAAATCTGTATCACAGTATACACCACCATATTCACATAATATGTGTAAACGTAGTAGGTCTGACTTTTGACCTACATTAGGTGTTTGGTTAAAAAGTTCTAGTTGTGTGAAATTAGTGAGCTGGTTAACGTCTTCATCACGCCATAATTTATACACCCAGTCGGATGGAAGGGCATTTTTAACGCGGTGACAGTGCTCCACTTCTCTTTCAGGCATAAAGTTACCTAACCATATTTGGTGTAATATTTTAGGTATTTTTTGCTCTTGAGGTTCTCTATTCTGAATTTCTATATACTTCTTTTCAAAGAACTCCCATTTATCAAAATCTGTTTTATATACATTATAATTACGACTAAATCTCATCGATTCATCAAAAGTAGGCCAATTAGTTTTCATAGAATTTCTTTTTCTGAGTCGTTAAGATATTTTTCATTAACATTGAGATGTGTTAAGTCCAAATTTAAGTATAGAGATGTAACAGATACATTAGAGGAAGATCTTATCAGATGTTTACACTTTGACAATAAAATTACGTCAGTAAGAACATTAAGACCTTTTATATAGCCAGATAGATCTTTAAAGTTATTATGAATACTTCTTGTACTATTACCACGTATTGCATTGATATTATAAATTACTTTCTTACCGTATTGTTCCTTAATATAATTAACAGCATCAATGCAATCTGTTGCTAAGTAGATGTAATCATAACTATTCACTACTTTATCTATTTCTTGTTTAAAAATATCTAAATCAACCGGTGCATGTTTATAAGTAGTGCCATACATACCTACTAAAAATTTATCTGTACGTCTTATATGTACACCTAATATTTTGTTTTCTTCAAATAACTTATAATTAGGTGATAGTTTTTCTTCTATAGAGTCATTTAGAACAAAATAATTTTTGTAGATGTAGTTCATTGTTGATCTAAAACTATTATCTTTTAGTAATATCAACTCTGTGTAATCTTGAACTACTTGAGCAGGTTCTTTCAAATCATGAATTTGTTTGAAATAATACTCCCATACATTACTACCACGTGCCGAATCATAATATAGCGTTTCATCACCCCACATAACGAACCACTTTTCATTATTGTTTATACACTGTGATATATGACGCGCTGTATCATTTGAAACAGCAAAGAATCCTTTATCTGTACCTTTAATTACTTTCATTATCTTAAATCTATGTATTTGTGATTAGGGCTTTGAATCAATAGATCAACTCCATTATACGGGTCGATTCTATTATTACCTTTCGTAGGTATTGCATTAATGATGTTCTTACCTTCGCTGAATAGGCTAGCCCAGAAGCTAAATGAACCAACACTTAAAACAGAATTGTTATGCGAGGCAAGAAAGCAGATTGTCTCTCTTTCATTACCAGTAAAAATTTGAGCGTTATACTTTTTAATTAAAGGTAGTATATATTCACTATCTGTTGGTGTATCAGTACAAATAGTAAGTTTGTTAAAATTAATCATATCTAGTGCCTTATGATAATACTCTACAGGTAAAAGATCGGGGTGATTAGTTTCTCTCAAATCACCCAACCTTATGTGTATAGCTGCGTGATCAGAAGGTATATCATAATTAATAAAATTGTACCAGTCCTTAATTTGTTCTTTATACGGTAAGAAGTATTTTTTTCTCTGAAAGAATCCTTCGAGTATAATTCTTCTAGGGGTAGGGTCATTACAGACCACCTCTAAATCAACATCTGGATGCGCCCATTCGAGCGTTTCTGTGTAATTATAATTGCTACTTGTCCCTATTCTCTGTACTGGATTCTCGTAATATGCATAACCCGGTTGATTATAATTTAATTCAAATCCATTCATAGAGAATTCTCTATGATTTTGATCTATTCCGAATAATTTAAATTTTAACCTTTCGGATATAATTCGCCCGATCATGTGCTGACACAACTGGTTTCCGTGTCTAGATCCGGAAATATGATTAACAATAACACTCATAATATGATTTAGTTTTTAAATATAATAATGCAATTACTAATTACCAGTAACACCCTCCTTCTATATTCTTATAAAATTGAGGCGTCTCTTCTATAGAAGGATATACCCATGAATCATTATAAAAATACTTGCCGATATTAGAGTTATTCCATCTTTCGCCTTTTATACCGAATAGAATTTGCAGTGGACCTCCTAGGTGAATACCTTTCTTTCCGTTCTTTTTAGCGTGCGCTACAAGTGGAAGCGATGTAGCACCTGCACCTACAAGCAAAACATCATACTGTATATTATCCATCTGCCTTTTTAAATCTGCTACCATCTCTAACCAACTAGCATACTCACTAGGTGTATCTATACCTGGTGAGTGCTGATGTTTTATTGTTATAAGTTCAAAATCTGGTAGAATGCGCTTATCGTCCCATATCTTATCACGTTTAGTATACTGCGACTTTATTGTCTCGATAAAAGGCGAAATAACTAATACACATTTACCCTTTAAATGCTCCGTCCATGGTGAACCTGAATAAAAAGGCTCTAAGCTTTGAAGGTCAATTAGTACACTTTTATTATTATAGCTTTTAATTATATTATATTCAAAATCTCTATTAAAAGACGACCACAACGGTAACGAGTCTATGTAAGGCAGACTGTTAGAGATTTCTTTAATAAAGTCTACTCTAGATTTTTCTGTCTGCGGAAAAACTCCTGCATTTTCATATATCTCTTTCTCTACCACTGACCACCACTTAACTGGTAATCCCTTAGATGTATATTCATAATAATTACTGATACACATTAATTCACAATTTCCAATCTTCCCACAGGCGAATGGAGCATCAGTTTTAAATTGTTCATTTAAATAAAAACTACCATCAACGAAATTTATGTTACTCATAATTATTAAGCTTGTAAAATTTGTAATATACGAGTTGACATACCGTTCATAGTAAAATATTTGTTATACACACGTTTACCATTTTGAAGCATTTCTTCATATTGTTGATCGGTTATACTTTCTAAAATAGTCTTTAGCTTGTCAATGTTATCTATATGCAGAGTAACACAAAAACTATTCCAATCAATTACATCATTAAATGGAAACCATTCTTTATCGTAAATAACTACAGGTACAGTGTTTAACTGTAACACTTCATATAATCTAAAACTCTGCGCCCCGTAACCTCTAGGACATAGAGAAAATTTTGAACGTTTAGTTATATCTATAAAAGTATTAAAGCTATCTTCGCTAACTGTACTCGTCCAGTTCTTGCCCAAAATTAAGAAAGAACTATCATTTGAGTATCGGTTATATATTTCGGTTCTGATACTATGTGTAATAGAACCTACAAATGAACAGAATATATCTTTTTGTACGAGTTGTGTTTTTTGCTCATCAATTGGAGAACATATTAACGGTATAGGTATACCGTTTCCATTACCACCAGCTTCAAAACTTAAAGTACCTATCGGTAATTGCTCTTTTACCGCATCATCATGTTGCGATACAGTAAAATATTTGCCTACAGGAAGTGAGTCTAAGTAAGGTTGAACTAAATTAACATTTTTATTTGTAATATACACATTAGTCCAAAAGATAGGTATTAGAGTGTATCCTGTCTTATCAAATTCATTTTTATGCTCCTTATAAAAACTATAAAAATGTTCTTCCAGATAATTACCTGTATGGTATGGTGGATATACTGGATAATCTGCTGGTGGTCTTAGATTTTTAAAATCAATGATCATGAGAGCTTATTACGTACAATATTAAGTAATTTTAGTTTATTGTCAATACCAGCTGTCCAGTTAGCATGGTGAATAACTATATCTTCTGGCACATCAAAATCAGGTGCATCAGGTGTCCAGCTTCCTCTATATGGGTCTGGTCCAGTTGTTGGTATTGCAGCAATATGACCATACGTCCAGTATTTTGCAGGTAAAAAAGCCCAATCTATAGCTATTGCTGGATAACGTGCAGAGTTAGTTAGTAGGTGGTTTGCAAGCACTTGCTCTTGACTAAAGGAATCTAAATTACCTAGCACAGTCTTAAAGAAGGATCGAATTTTTTGTGTATTTTTAACAGCGAAAAACCCTGTGTTAACACCGCCAAATACATCGTTTTGAAATATAGCTTCTTTATTAGCTAAGCCGCTAATAATATCATCGTAAAAATCACCGAAAAATTGAATATCAGGATCTATAAACATAAAGATCTCTTCATCTGAACATTGATTAATACCTTCAATAAAGCAATTAACTTTATCACGCATTGTATCATGCCAACCATCTGTTTCAAAACTAGCTGTTTTACATTTTTGAGGTCTATGTAAGATAGTTAATTCTATTTCTTCACGATATGGAAACGTCGGTATGAAATAATCTGTTAAAAACTTTTTATGTGAATCTGTAAATAATGTATAAGCTTTAATTTTCATTTTAGATTAAATTGTTTATGTTGTCGTTCTATGAACGTCTGTTTATCTATACCTTCGTATGTTTCGTTTTGTATATACGTTTCATCCATTTCACTGTTTAATACTGAATGATGTTCGTGTTTAATAATAACTTGATCAAAATACTTTTGTCTGTTTAACAAGTTACCAACCATTGTAAATTCCATATCACACCATAACGATTTGTACTCAGGATGATAAATGTACCCAAACCTATTATAATATGATCTACCTAGAATGCAAAGAGTGTTAAGTCTATTTTGTTGGACACCGTCATTAAACCATACAATACCATCGAAATCTGGAAAAGTATCACACATCGACTTTATTATAATATCGTCATACCCACGTACAACAGGAACCATATCATCCGACGCTAGCAATAATATCTGAAAATCTTGTTTATTTACGTTTGAGTTTATTGCTTCTATCTTAGTTCTACTATTACCATATTCTACTTCTAGGTTTTGATAACCTTTGAACTTTTCGCGAACTTGAGTATTGTTCATAGTGACATCATCAACATCACAAGTTACAAAGAACTTTACTTTACGTTTACCTGATAGTAAATAGTAGTATTTGTCTAATGTGTTAAAAAATTTATCAGGTCTACCTCTCGTTGGGAATTTAATTAAGAATGTTGGTTCTTCATAGATAAATTTGTTGGATACTTTTACATCTTTATACTGCTGTTTAAGTTGTAAAAATGAATTATACTTTTGATCGTATGCATGAACAAACGCAGCATTATTATGTGTACCTCCAAAATCTATCCCAGTATCTTCTTTCGTACTATCGAATTTGTTTTTATACCAACTCATTCCTTCAAGATGAATGTAATACTTACCGCTTAAGTCTACGTTACCTATTTTCAGACCAGCTTGTTTGACATCTGCTAAGAATGTAGAACCGATATCATATATCTTATCGGTCTTAAAGCTTTCTAACATTCTCTCTTTATCAAAGAAAATAATTCCATGCTGCTTTATCTTTTCAACATCTATAAAGCAATGCCACGGGTTAACTCTATTATAGATATGTTTACCTCCCCGATCACCTTCGACCTTACCCATTAAGGTCAGTCCCGTATCTTTGAATTGCTGAAAAACATCACTATGATCTCGCAAGAAAATAACATCAGTATCAACAAGAAGTGCATATTTTGTTTTGCATAACTCAAGTGCTTTATTCACACCATCACCATGACTTATACCTGGTAAAGATACATACGGAATCTTATGATCATATAATAGATTTTTTGTATCACTATTAGTTGAGTTTTCACAAACAACTAACCTTTGTGTTTTATTGTGAACATGCATCCACGACTTTAACATTGTTAATGTTATGTCTGGGGTATTGTATGAGCAAGTAATTAATGTTAGATCTTCCATTTTTGTTTAATGTGTTTGAGATTAGTAATTACATCTTCCTTTGAAGTGTGTGGTGTCATGTTTGGGTATACACCATGAATATTTTTATACAACTCTCTACCAGTAGTGATATTAGCTAGCCATTGTTGTTTATTTTGAGATGTAGAACTATTTTTAATAGCATCTTCCTGTACATGAATATAATCTACACTGTTAGCAATATCTGCAAACCACCAAAACGGTGGATGCCCTTTTTCGAGAATGATTCTATATGTATGCTCAACATGCTCCCAAGCATTTATAAAATCCTCATTGTTCAATCCAACAGTGCTGAGTATCTTTTTTGTAAAGAAGCTAAATAAACCTGCGCAGTGTTCATATAGGTCGATAACAACAGTATCGTAATCAATAGTCAACTTAGGTGCTGGTGTTGAAATATTCGATAATTGATCTCTGTTATGTAAGTCAAAATTTTGTATTAATTGTTTACGGTTAAACGGAGAACCCGGACCAAAATTAAAGTGCTGTATACCGCTTACTTTACTAGCTTGAATATACTTATCAAACACAGCGTCATCGAGGATAACTACATCATCTTCAATAATAAAAATGTAATCACACCCTTTATCAAGTAGGCATTGCATAGCTTTATTCTTTGACTTACCAACACCTAGATTAGTTTCATTATGTTGGATATAATAGTTATATCCTTCACATTCAATCGGATCTCCATCGTTAATAATAACTAGTTCAGCCCAGTTACAACCTTTAATACTATCTAATAAAGCTCTAAGATAATCAGGTCTATTGTAAGTAACAATACCTATTCCGACTTTTTCTTCCATATACTCTAATTTATTTACAACCTACTGAAAAAACTCAACTACCAAGACCGAACTTTTTCCAAAGTTCCTTTTCTTTTTCTTCTTGGTCGAGAGCTGCTTTTTGATACTTGACAAGAGCTTCAAGTTCGTCTAGTTTCTCAGGATTGAAGATAGAGTGCTCGTCTCCATATAGATCACCGCTTGGGTCAATGTACTCTGAAATAGTATCAATACGTTGTTTTATACTTGTTGGTAGTTTGATTACTCCCGGCGAATCATCCTTAGGGAAGAAAATATCTGCATCATAATTTTGAGTATATTGCTCAAATAAAGCATTAAAAATATTGTCAACTTCGACAATATAAGTTGGATCTGTATCACGCATACCGTCATTCTCAATAGTAATAGACTTATCGTAATTCAGCAAGAATATAATGTCAATGTGTCTCAATGATTCTTTGACAATCTTAATACACTTATCAACAAACTCTTTGTCAAATCCCTCTATAGATTTGCTATGTGCCCAAAGAGTATACGCGAGATTGTCAAGCGGACACCGGTCGAAAATTATATTGTCCTTTTTCGATGTTTTTTGTAGCTGGTCAACCATAAAATTCAACACTTCCCACTGAGTCTCAGTTGAGGTTTTAGAAGAGTGTTGGAGGTTCTTTTCCGTAAGAACATCTCTGTATGTCTTTTCGGGTGTAGTATATTTCAACCACACTGCTAAAAAATTCTTTACTAGAGTAGACTTCCCAGTATTAGATGTACCTGATATTGCGATTCGCATATCTAATATATAGACTAGGTTATAGATTTTTCAAGAAGATAGACCACTCATCTTTGAAAGTATCGAAGATCATTCCGTTGTCTGGCTTGTAAGGCTTATATCTTAATTTTAATTTAGCTTCAGCAAGAGTCTGGCTACCTTTTTTTGAATTAAGAAGTCTATCACAAGTTACGAGATTTTCCCAAGTATCAGTACCACCTTTACTACGAGGGATGACGTGATCGATACTTAGAGCCTCCTTTGTTAACTTCTGACCTGTATACACACAAGTGAAATTATCTCTTTTGTAGATGTTATGCTTAGTTGGAAACTGAACTCTCGAAAAAATAATCTTATCGTAATTAGAGCATACAACAACTTCTGGAATTCTTACCGGTCCACGAGCTGTCTGAAGGAAGTTATCATATGATCTGATTGGTAACTTAAGCCATTCTTTAGCACCTTTCACAGCAGAGAAATATTCAACAGATTCAAAATTAGTACTACCATTACTGTCAACTTCGTAGGAAATATCAAGTGGAGTCACAGAACCAGAGAAAATATTACCGAAGGTTTTTTCGATACCTTCTACCCCAATAGGAAAATAACATTTGTTGAGTACGAGTATTTTATGAACCTTCACGATACGAGTGTATCAAAGTTCCTTTATTACGACTGCTGTAATCGATAAATAAGGTGATTGAATTCCCCTTCAATATCAGCTGCAACATTTTGCAGATCTTTATAATTTTGAGAAATATTATTTAAATATTCAACAACAGTTTTTTTCATTTCTATATAGCGTTCAATTAATTTACCGCTATACGAATCTGACTTAACTGTGTAAAGTACTTTGTCGGTTGCGATGCCTGTACGGCCATAGAATAACTCAACAAATTTATCAAACAACTCGTCAAGTTCTTCATACGCTTTACCTAAAGCTTTATGTTCAGCGTGAGATTTTGTCTGCCAATGATCAATCTTTAGTTGGTTAAGAACTGTAAATATAACGCTCAATTTCATATTTTATACATTATTTATATTAGTCACATAATAATCATCAGTTTCTTGTTTAACAGCGCCCTCAACTGAGTATATAGTTTTATCTATTTTGTAACCAGGATTAGACTGAATACGCTTATATGTCCATGCCTTATCAAACCATATTATTCGATTGTTTGGATATGCAAAATAATTACCTTCATCCATTTTAAAAACATGAGCGCATTTATGCTCAAATGTTTCAGCAAATGAAACATCTAACATTGCTGCTTTATTTTCAAATCCCCAATCGATAGTGAACATATATTCACCTTCTAGTTTTTCTAGCGATGAGGTTATCAGCTGCGCCCGTAGCCCTGAGAGCCTGCTTCTGACCCCAACGTCTACATAGTCGGAAAAAGAATCCCAGTAAATATGGTCTATTAATTTACGTTTGGGAGCTGAAGGTCTCCAGCAGAAGGCGTGTATGGGTCGTCGAGTCCAATTTACACCGTTTTCGAGAAATGCCTCAAATAGAGGAGTTAAGCCTTGCATGGACGCAAGGCTATGGACATCGCAATTGGTAAATTCACCAAAGCCCTTTTCGTGGTTATACAGAAATTCATTCCGTATAAAACACCGCATTACAGGGATATTATGATTGAGATATGGCATAATAATATGGCTTTTTGGTTGGAAGGGTGAGACTTGAAAGGAATTAGGCTAATATAGTTAAGCATCAAACTTTTAGTGCGAGATCCCAGACTAATAGATGGAGTCTCGGTGAAAATTTAACGTTAAGAGCTTTAGCATACTCAGCTACAGCAGGCGCAGCCACAACATGTTCAGCACGAGAACCGCAGCAAGGCATAAACCAAATACGATCTGTAGAAATATTAATATCATTTTTACTATTCACATACTTACGCCAGATCTCTTCAATATCTTCAGCTCGGCTAATGACAAACTTAAATCCAGAGCCATGCGCTTTATGCCACTTAAGTACTTCTGGTTTGTAAGTCTTTTCTTCTGGATCACCATTTGTAGTTAACTTAGGTGAAGTAGTAAATGTAGCATTAAATTCATTCACCCACTCACTATCAGGCATGATTGTTGCGTTAGTTTCGAAATCAATCTTTGGTAAAAAATTGTATTTACTTACAAATGCTCTAACAAGCTTAACCAATTGCTTTTGCTGAATTAGAGGTTCGCCACCTGTAATTTTCCAAATAGCACCATCTTTCAGCTTAGTGACATAGTTATTCTCTTCAAGGAAGCTAAAGACTTCGTTGAATGTCATCTTATTCTTAATAGACCAAGAGATAAAGGAGTCACAACCGTGTGGTGAATCCTCTGAAGCGAAATTAGCACAAGTAAGGTTACACATTGATAGTCTCATAAACACTGAAGGGTAACCAATATACTCACCTTCACCTTCTAGAGTATAGAACACTTTATCGTCACTCAGGAAAATTGTTTCTTTATCACAGTCAATCATGAAAATATTTTAATATCATTTAGTGAGATAATCAAGTAGTTTTACTATAAATATTAGTGTATGCCTCGTCAAGAAGCGCGCAAGCGCAAAACTGCAGGTTTGAGTGAAGCAATAGAAATTGAAGCTTCACTTCAAAAAAACTGGCTTTTTAATTTCAAGATTAAAAAGCCCTTCCACTTCAACGATAATCATAAGCGTTTTTATGAGTGTATAAAAGCTGATGATACAAATATGGTCCTAATTGATGGTCCTGCAGGTTGCGCTAAGACGTATATAGCTGTCTTAGCTGCACTTGAAATGTTGAAAGAAGACAAAACAAAAAGCATAACGTATATTAGATCAGTAATTGAGTCTGCGTCAAGAAGCATCGGTGCTCTACCGGGTGAAGTGGGTGATAAATTTCTTCCTTATGCTATGCCTCTTATCGAAAAAGTAAAAGAGGTTACTGATGACAGCACTTGTAATTTTTTACAATCAAATAATATCATACAAGCTATACCTGTTAACTTTGTTAGAGGTCTATCATTTAATGATACAATTGTTATCGTCGATGAAGCACAAAACTTAACAGGAGGTGAAATTACTACTATCTTAACAAGATTTGGTAAGAACACTAAGTATGTAGTTTGCGGTGACTTAAATCAAACAGATATTGGCAAAGCTTCAGGCTATAAAGATATCTTTAATAAATTCAAAGACGAGCGTTGTATTGATCACAAAATTTACACCTTTAAGTTTGGTGAGAATGAAATCGTTAGAAGTAAAATTCTAAGATTTATTGTTGATATTCTTGATGCAAAGCGTTAAGTTTCTCTAATTCAATTAACTCTTTAATAGCTGCTTCTAGATCAACCTCTTGAATGACATACTCAGGAGGTTTTTCTTTTATTTCTAAAACAGGAAGAACAGAGCGTATCTGATTGAATACGCTCTGTTCTAATTGTGTCAATTGTTCATCACGGGTTATGTGAACACCTGATCTCATATTAGCCCCATGATGTTCCAGCAAACCAATTACCCTTACCAGTAGAAACGTTTGAACCTACTAGAGCACCTTGGCTTGCGGTTACTGTAGGCTGCGGTTGAGCTTGAACTGGTTGCTCAGGTAACGATTCGTTTGATACTTCGTTAGTATCCCCTTCTTCAGTATTCTGATCATACATGCTATAAGTTGCAGAGTTATCTGCATGCTCAAAGACTTCAACTTTTTCAAGCCAGCAGCGACCAGCCGTGAGACTCTTAATATACTCCTGAGTCAGTTTAAATACAACTTCTGAAGTTCTTTCAATACCAACACCATCTGGGAATACTCTCAGCTGAATAATACCCTTTCTATCTAGATCGCGAAATGTTTCAAGATCAGGATCATCACCTGCTACACAAGTAGTATGATCAAATACTTCCTGAAGCTTTGCTTTCAGTCCTTTCAAGCCACCGAAGTCAACTAGCCAGTTCTTATCGTCGAGACTAGATCCACCAAACCAGAACTTAGCGATCAGCTGATATCCGTGAAGGAATCTACACATAGAATGGCTAGCTCTCCACTGTCTAAATGCACAAGAACCTAACTCAATTACCTTTGTTGATTGATATTTCATATCTCATATTATATGAGTCTAATAGGAAGTTCAACTGACTTTTTTGTGTTTTAGTATTTTCTTTAATTAGTTGCTCTTGCTTTAATAATTTTCGTATTTTTAAAATATCATTAGCATCAATTTGGACATCTGGAGCTTTATTTAAGAAATCCTTTAAAAAACTTGTAAAGGTAAGTGGTGATGGTGGTTTATTATTAGATAATTCATCAGCATATAACTCCTTTATACCTTCTTTTCCGTAGTTTTTAATTGAAGATGAAATCCATCTTGCAATTTCCTTTACTGTAGGAGTAGATCCAAGGCCAGACTGTGAATACAACTGATTCCAGTCTTTTTTAGTGCTAACTTCTTTATCTTTTAGACCTTGAACAGTGTTGTTACTTTGATCTTTAATTTCCACATCATACGTACCTTCTGGAGTTCTAGTGAGAATTGCATTATATTGTTCAGGTAATTCTAACCCACCCTCAATACCACCGGGTGAACCAGGAGTTATTGCCTCTACTTTTTTAAATCTTTCAGCAGTAAACGGTATCGTTACTCGTACTAAGCCAGCTTTATCTTTAGGTAAAGTTTTAGGGGAGTCATACTTTATGCTTTTGAGATTGAATACTGCATAGTATCTTTCCTTCATTGCTTTCTTTAAAGCAGCTACTGGTTGCTTTTCACTAAAAGCTTTGAAGGGGGCCGCTACTGCGTTTAAGTTATTAACTAGCCCAGGAGCCACAACTTTTGCTGCTGCACCAATACCTCTCATAACGTCGCTGAAAGTCTCTTGTAGTAATTCTTGTTGAGATAACATTACATATATTTATTTAATAATCTCTAAATAATCAGATTTTAACCAATATACTAAGACATTAGTTGCTATTTCTTTAGCTCTTTTTAATTTTAATTGATCTTTAATGTAACTTTGATACTTTGTAGTCTTTTCATTTTTATATGGAGTACTCTTAGACCAAGGATCTGCTAATACTTCGTTTTTAGTGTAATGCCATGGACCATTAACCTCTAATATTAAATTTATTTTATTATAGTTATCAAATACTGTTAGATCGTAAAAATAATATTTACTATTTATAATAGTAAAATATTCTCTATTTTTAGGTCCACGTAGAAAATAACAGTTGTCAACTGCTATGTTATTTTTTTCTATAAACGTACATATATAATTGTATGCAGGTTTAGAAAAAGCAGATGTAAAATAACCGCAAGAAAACAATTCTTTCATAGCTAGCTTCCTTTTCAATTTAACATCTGCTCTATTAGCTGCAGCTTTTATTCGCTTATTCCTCAATTGAGGGTTTTTATAATTACCACACTTTTTACGTCTAATTTGTATTTGTTTAAAGTCTGTCATTTGATGCGTAGCCTTTACTTTACGTATATCTCTCATTCTTTTGGCTGTATGTATGTCGTATATCTCTTCATATGTCTTACCTCTACTATTATTAGCACGGCTTAAAGCAAGATCTGTATCAACAACTGACTGAATGTTAAATTTACTTTTATAGTCATTTACTGTCATGTTATGACGTTTAAGGTGAGTATTTGTTATGTTACGGAATTTTTTATTGCATATTAAGCATATCATGAAATTATTTATGCTTTCATCACCACCTATCTCAAAAAATTAAAAATAAAAAACAACTTGATTTCTTCAGATTTTAGATAAATATATTCATAAGATGAATGATATTCCATTTTCAAATAGTAACATTACCCTAACAGATACAGAAAAAGCAAAGCGAATTAATAAAGCAGCAGAACACTTCGGTAAGTTTATGAATGTTTTAGGGTTTGATTTCAAGAACGACCCTAACTCAATTGAGACTCCAAAGAGAGTAGCAAAAGCTATAATGCATGATTTATGCTCTGGATGTTTTACTTCACCGCCTAATATTACAGCTTTTGATAACGTCGATCAGTATGATGGCATTGTATGTCAAAATAACATTAAATTAGCATCAATCTGCGCTCATCACTGGCTTCCGTTTACAGGTACTGCACATGTTGCTTATATTCCCTCAAAAGACGGTAAGGTAATAGGTCTTAGCAAATTAAATAGAATTGTTGATTGGTTCGCTCGTAGACCTCAAGTGCAAGAAAATTTAACGATGCAAATTCATAACTTTATCGATGGAGTTTGTGAAAATAATAATGGAGTAGCTGTAATGATAGAAGCAAACCATACCTGTTGCTCTTTAAGAGGTATTAAGCATGATAGCTCTATGCGTACTGCAAGAATGTCAGGTGCATTTTTAGATAATAACGATAATAGTAGAGCGGAATTCTATAAGTTTATAGAATTTGCTAATAAATAAAGCACTAAGGAACTATCATACCATTTGGTATGAATATTTTTATTACTAATGAAGATCCCGTGTTAGCAGCACGGGATCTTTGTGATCAACACTGTCGGAGTAAAATGCAGATCGAGAGTGCAATTATGCTAGCTCATGCATTCGACCAAGAAGTGCTAAATCATAAAGATACACCTCGTACAAAAACAGGTAAGCCACGAAAAAGTGGTCGTGGCTATTACAATCATCAATGCTCAGTGTGGGTTAGAGAATCTCTAAGCAATTTTAACTGGCTAGTTGATCACGCTCTTGAAATGTTTGATGAGCGTATGTATAGATGGCCAGGCTCTCAAGAGCATTTTACAAAAGAGTTTATTATCTGGTGCAAAAATAACGCGCATAATAGCACACTCACAGAAAAAGGTCTAACTGAGTTTGCTATTGCTATTAATGTTAATAGTGAATGCTACCAAATACCTCAGTTCAAAAACTTTTCAACAGTTGAGAAGTATAGAGCTTATATTGCAGTAGATAAAAAGTTTGCTACTTGGACTAAACGAGGTAAGCCAGAATGGTTTAATATGATACTTCAATCTGATCCCCAGCAATATGCTTCGAATCAATATCAATTAGAGCATCAAGCTGCTTAATAAAGTCCTTACCAACAAGGATTTTGTATTCGTTTGTTGATCTGTTGCCTATGCTAAAAGGAACATTTTCGAATTCCTGACCACCAAACTTCATTCGAAAAGTAACAACTGGTCGCTCTTCGACGTTACCAGCGCCAATGTTTATAGAGACTGTATCTTTTATCTCCTTCATTAGGCGCTTACCATTTACTGTAGTAAAAGTTACTTTATTACCTTGTTTAGTAATATCTTCACCGTGTAGTACATTAAACGCGCCGTTACCGGAGTCTATCTTTGCATCGATATCTCCTATACCCTCAAGGCTAATACGTTCTATTAGTCCTATAACGGTCTTTTCATAAAATGTCTTAAAGTTTATCATATTAATGGCAAGCAGAGCAACCCCCACACTTGCATCCCATCGCTGCATGTACACAGAAATCATCCGTATCTTCATAACCAGTATCAAACATGTCTACTTCTGGCTCGTGATCTTCACATCCACACTCATGTTCTGATTCTGAACTAAGATAGTCGTATACTGATGAAATATAATCAGCAGCTTTAGTAATCTTTGCTGCTACCCAACCTTCAAGGGAAGGCATCTGCTCAATAATTTCCTCTAACTTGGCGGCATATTTAGCAAGTTTAAGTAGGTCGGTATGAGCCATGCTCACTTCACCTTCGTCGTGTTGTTCTATGTGATCCTCATCAGGTATTTTGCTTGTAGTAGCACCTGGCATGTCCATTGTTACAATAACAGGAACACCTGACATACCACCAGATAAAAGATTTTCTTTTAATTTCTGTCGAGTATTACTATATGCCTTTTCAAGCATCATTCTATCTTTTGAAGTATACATGTTATTATTTATACTATACCTAAAATTTGCTTAATAGTATTTTTATCAGGTTGTGATAAAACTGGAGGTGTAAAATAGTCTATTGCGTTAGGATCTTTACTAGTTATCATCTCACGTGATTTAGTACCACTGATATTGTTACCCTTTATACCTATATTAACAATATTTACATTAGGGTATTTGTCTGGATTCTTAATAAATGAATTAAATCGTGTAATATCTTCATCTTTATCACCAGCACCTACTAAGACCTTATCACTAGGATTCGCTTCAACAAAATCATATGTTGATTTAACTGGTGTGATTGGTGCTTTAACAATATCAATAGGTTTAGGTAGATACTTTTTATAGATAGACCATATTTGATACGATTGATCCTGAGTAATACCATCACGTGGCGATTTACCTATAAACACAACCCCGCTATCAGCTGTAAGTAGTAAGTCTTTTAACGCTTCAAAATGTCCATTAGTAGGTGGCTTATATCCGCCTGGAAAAACAGCGATAGTCTTACTTGTTAGTTGTTCGAAAAATAATCTAAAATTAATCATATACGTCCTTTGTTTTTATGGAAAGAAGGTGATATTACTTTAAAGACAAGATCACTTTTTGGACCTTTAAGCTTAATAACTATACCTTCAAACTCACCTAACTTTCCTGCTAACGCTCTTAACTGTCTGAGTATTGTGTTATGCATGTGCTTTTGATATGGCAGTAGAATGCGATTGAGATGAGCTCTCATTTCACGCTTAGCAGTTACATCTTCTCTTTTTCTTGAATCACTATAAAGTACTGCTTCATAGTTAGGGTATTGAGATGTGAATGTGTTAATTTCCTGTGTAGCAGCATTTACCACATCGCCTAAGTAGATAGGATCAAAGACATTAATATCTAACGGTAAGAACTTAACAGTCTCGTTAGATAAGTCTGTCAGGCTTTTAATTATATCATACTTAATACTCTCTGTTAACTCAACTCCATTAAAGTCTGTAACATTAATAATTGGGAAAGTTGACCATGTACCTAATTTATCTTTTTCATAATTTGTTGCAACGAAATAAACAAGATTTGAATTATCTTCACGAGTCAAAGCGAAAGGTGAATACAACCATTCAGCTTGCACTCTAATACCGTCTATATCAAGATCTTTTTTATATCTTAACAGTGTCTTGTATATAAGATTCTTAATTTTTAGAAAGCTATCTTCGAAAGCTTTTTTAGTTGGCTCATGTTTAATTTTACCTGTAAAGTCACCATCTGATACAACACCTGAATAGCTTCCTTGGAGGAAGTATTTATTTTTAGGAGTTATACCAAATCTAACAGCCATACCGTCTGCTTTTTCAGATACGGTTGAATTACCAGGCTGTATAGTATCGTCAGTAGTACCTAAGATTTCTAAAAACTCTTTAAACTGCTCGAATGGCATTGAGTATTGATCCGGCTTGTACTCAGAATATAAATGTTGTACACCCACTCTTTGACCAGAAGTAGTTGTGCTTTCAGTTACAGTCTTATATATGTAAGCATTTAGATCAACACCATCCTTAGCACATGTTTGTATAGCATCAGATAACATACCTGATACAATTTGAGGATCTTTATACTTCTTAAGTAAAAAATCTATAATTGCAGGTATAGATGAGACGTTACGCTCTTTAGCAGATTCACTACCAAGGAGGATTTGAGCAACTCTTGTTGGATTTTTATCTTTAATTACGGCTTGAGTTTCACGATCAGTTAAGCCCTTATAACCACTCCATCTAAGGTTAATATTCTTAGCTAGATTTGAAAGTACAACCTTGTGATGCATTCCCTTTAAAGGAGCTACTTCATTATTACACAATGCAAATTGAGCAAACTTTATATCATCAACAAACATAAAGTCTGTTTGTACGAACTCAGAATCTTTATTAACGATAGGTGTTCTAAAATGAACACTTATACCTGTCTTCTTAATATAGTCAGCTGGCTTAAAATTACGCTCTTCACACCAGGCAGTTAACTTTTGAGCTAACTGCTCTTTACTCATTTTTAACTGATTGATAGCAATATCAAGGTCACCAGAAGATTCTTTTTTACCAGTACTACCTAGCAAATTTTTCATCAAGTTTATACCAACTATACCTGATAAAAAGTTTACCGTTGGTTCAATATCTTGTAGAAAAATGCGTTGTGTTGGTGCATTTTTAAATACATTACCGCCCTCAGTAAGGAGTTCGAAGAATCGTTTAAAATTAATCATTTTGTGATAATAGATCTGTGAGTTCGTTTTCTGTTCTAGCTAATTTAGATACACTTGCTTTCGCTGCTTTCTCTTCAGAAGCAGAAGAACCTCTCACAAGGTTAATTTGGTTAGGTGTTAAACCACCGCTAGCGTTTCTAATATCAAAACTGTAATTACCTTTATCAGTTTTGATCATAATAGATATGTGCTTACGAGACATTCTCTCGTTATTATAATATGGATACTTAACAGCTACACTCTCTATGTCACCAATGAAGTCGTATAACTTATCTTTGTCTGATAAGTCGGCAACTTCTAGATCGTTTTTCGTATTCTTACGCTTTACGTAGATGTAACCGTAATCGAATGCTGATCCTATAAAATCTAACAGCTCGTCAAAATCTGCTTCATTAGTAGTGTTATAAACTTCAGCTTGCTCATCGGAAGATGGTTGTTTGTTAATATAATCTACAAGACCGTCTATCACAAGATCAATGTTTACACCTGCAGCGTCAAATAGTTTCTTACCGATTTTATCACGTTCTTTATTAACAAAATCAATATTTTTACCATCAACATCGAACATACCTGCAGCACCTGAATTACCTACAGTCTTACCACCAATATCTTTTAGAGAGATATAAAACTTTTTACCATCTTCATCGATTAGAGTTATATCTGCAATATCTGATCCTTTATCTTTTGGACCCTTATCAGAAAGAGGTCGTTTAACACGGCGATTAAAAGATGTCTCTTTATTTATTTTTACAAATGTAGTATCAAGTGCATCTTCGATACTTCTTAGAAAATTAGGTTTGTCATTCTCTTCCGGATTTTCAAAATATTTATCTAGCATTTTAAGTATATCTCTTTCATAAGACATACCTTTATTACTAAATGAGCCTCCTGCTAGGGTAATAATAAATTCATTACCCGTATTGTCATTCACTCTGTAAGAAGTAAATTTTGAAGAAGGTGAATCTGGATCACCTTTATTAATCTCACCTACAACAACTAAGTCAATATCTTTTAGTGTGTCTAAAAATTCTTGTTTAAATGCTACTTTATCTTCTACCTTTATAGCTGGAGCAACACGAATAGCGCCTCTCTTGTCTGAACCTAGTTTAATATTCGGATTTGCATCTACGATTGCCTGTTTGACTGCTGCTTTGTTTTTATATTCACGTACAAGTAGACGCTGCATAGGAACATGTCCTATGTTTTGTACATTGCTTTCGTATATTTTGCTGAGAGTTTGATTAAGCATTACTTAGAGTATCTCGGACTTCTTGATCTTCGAGGGATTGGGAAAGAATGCTCTGAATTGCATCGACAATCTTTTCAGGGTCAGACTCACCAAATTCTCTTACTACAGGTTTAATAATCATAAGTTCTTCTTCTGAAGGAGTGTGCCTAAGTGATTTTAGTATAAGTTCCTTATACAGAGGGAAAATTTCTGCTAGACTTAGATTATCAGTACCGCTTTTTTGAGGCTGAGTAGCTTTAGGATCAGTATCAGTTGAAGCTGCTGGTTCATTGGCTTGAGGTTCTGTTGCATCAGCAGGTTGCTCTAAAAACATATAACAACGACGAATAGTTTCTACAGTTTTTGACTCAACCTTCAAACTATTATCGAGACTTATTATTTTTTTTACTTGATCTACAATCTTAGCAACCGGTACATTGACCATCTTTCTAATATTCTCAATGGAATTAAAAATATATTGTTGCTTATTACGATCGAATAACTTTGGATTGAAAATGAAAGCATTAGTTAAGATCTTAATAACGTATTTTTCATTTTCATCTAGATCTGAGCTAGGTTCAGGTGTTGGTCCTAAAGCGGGTGTAGCAGGCTCTATAGGAGCCTCGTTACTCTGAGGAGCTTGATCTTCTTGCTGCGCAGGGGGTGTTTGCTCATTAAACAAACTTAAATATTTGTTGAATAAATTTGTTGTCTTGTTCATTGTATGTTAGGCGTTATTGTTGCAGTATTTTGAGAGGCTTCAATAGCATCACTAAGTGCGTCAGTAATTTTTTGGTATACTGGTATTGCTTTCTTTACTACTGCCTCTCTTTTTTTAACTGCTTGATTTGCTTTTTGAGCTGATGTAGCACCTAATATACCAGAGAATGGGCCTTTATATAAAGCTTTTGCAGCCATTGCCTCCACACCTTTATCTAAATTATATGTAGGGTTAAATGATGGACCTTGTTCATTTAAAGTATCGATGTCTCTAACATCTAGAGTAATGTCATTACCATCAACACTAACTGTAAAGGTATTATGATCGATGATTTTAACATCAATACCGGGTAGCTTATCTAGTAGTTCAACAAGCTTTGATACCATCATACGCTTACTCTCATTATGAGGTGATGGATTATTTTGCTCTATAATTTTGAGAAATTTACTCATACGTATATTTATCTTGATACAATCATTTTGTTGTAAGTATCCTGAAAATACGTATTCATCAAGAACGACAAACCATTTGTCTTTAAGAAGTTTAACAGCTTATTGTATTTTGACTTTGATATAGTTTTAGTAAACGAAATTTTACTATATGTTTTAGTAAAAAGATAAATACAATCACCATCTCTGTTAATAAGCTTATCAGCATACATATCAAACGACATATCATTAATAATGTATTTAACTGATAGTATATCAATAACCTGCACAAACAATTGAATATAATCTTGTTTTGTGTTGTTTGATAATAACCAAGTATTTTGATTAATATACAGTAGTACTTTTTCAGATGTACCTAGTGACTTAATGCGATTACATACCTCAAGTACCAAATAATTTATAAAAATTCGACGGCAATTGACGTTAGTAATTGGATCAAAATCTAAACTATATTCTATACACTTTAACTGAGAGGTTTTAACTACATCTCTTATTATAACATCGAAATTTAAAAGACGTACATCATGTGTCGGTATTTTTAGATCGATTTGCATTTTTAGGACGGCCTACTCTTAAATTAATAATCCCATTATAGAAGCCTTCCTTTAGAAGAACTTCTTCTTCAAATTGAATTTTAGCTTCTTCATATGCAAGTGCAAATTTTGAATCGCAAAACTTTATAATTTCAAATACAAAATTTTCCTTACCTAATTTGATAATATCCTTGTTGAGTTCTTTTGATGATGAAGTATATTCTCTCCAATCTGTTTCAGATACTTCACAACGTTTATTTTTCTTGCCTTTTAAAGGTGATCTCTTTTTAATAAAGAGACATTGTTTTTTACCAATATATTGTTTATTAGTTGGTTTACAGGTAATGCGATAAATGAAGCCAAAAGGTATCACATCGTCTGTAATTTCTATTTTAGATACCCAATGTCCTAAATCAATCATATATTTTTACGTTTACGTCTTTTTTTATTACGCTTGGTATTTACTCTACCATTGCGTGAAATGACAGCACCACCTTTAGGAATTCTTGCATCACCGGGTGCATAAAAATCAGATCCGGATATTGAATCTGGTGAAAACCCTCCTGCTGATCCACCCATAGCACCTGCTACAGTCATGTTTTCATAAAATTGTTTGAAAGTTACAGTTGATTTAGTCATTAAAAGTATTTATATTAAATATGTGGATTTGTTAAAACGATACAAAGATGAAATTAGTAAAGATTTAGTTGTAGATGATTTCAATATTAAAGATGTACAACAGAAACTACCATCACGTAAACATTTCTGGGTTGCTAGGTTAATTGATGCTAGAATTGAGTTAGCTCAGTTACAGAAACGTAAAAAGAAATTAAAGATTCTACTATCTCAAAAAATAGCTAATGATTCTATGGTAAGTCTATCTCAATCTGTTATACAAAATGCTGTAGAAAATAGTGATGAGATGGATAAACTTAATGATAGTATTAAGGAATATGAATATATAATTGAGTATCTAGAAAAGATCGAAAAAATTATGAGTACCATGCACTGGGAAATTAAAAATATCGTCGAAATTCAGAAACTCGAGCAACTATGATAACTATTTCAGTAAATAAAACAAAAACTAAACTGCAAATTAAGTGTTCTGATGCAGATTTCTTTAGTGAAATGCGAAAACATTTTAGTGTAAAAAATATTAACGCTTCATTTGTTCGAAATAAGTTTAAAGGACGGCGTATGTTTATACCAGATCGTAAATATGTAATTACACCCACTGGTCAATGTGATATAGGTTTATTTTATGAAATTAAAAAATATCTTATAGACAAACAAATTGTATCTGATGTTAATATAGATATTGAAGTACAAAAGCTATTTGAAACTATTATTGTTGATGATGTCTTCCTTAATTTTACTAAAACGCTTCGCGATTATCAAGAAGATGTAGTTCGAATAGCACTTGCAACAGGTTGGGGTACATGTGTATTAGGGACGGGCGCTGGTAAAACACTTACTACAGCAGCTATTATTGAAAATTACTACAGAAAAAGCTCGAACAAAAATACTTTTAAGTGTTTAGTTATTGTTCCTGATTTAGGTCTTGTAACTCAAACATACAATGAGTTTTTGGAGTGTGGTATATCATTTACATTGTCACAATGGACTGGCTCTATTGAACCTCAACTTGATGCTAATGTCATAATATGTAATATGGGTGTGTTGCATGCTCGTATTAATGAGAATGACTGGGTTAAGTATGTTGATTTGCTTATTATTGACGAGGTTCATAAAATGAAACCGGACAATAAAGTAAGTAAAATTGTTACAGATATAAAAACTCGTAACCGTTACGGCTTTACTGGTACCCTACCTGAAGATAAGGTTAATCAGTGGTTTATTATTGGTAAATTAGGTCCAGTTTTGTATGAAAAAAGTAGTTATGAACTACGTTCTGGTAATTATCTTACAGATGTTGAAGTAAAAATTATAGAAATACAGTATAATAAACCAATAATTCCGAAACTTACTAATAATGCGTATAGAAATGAGTTAGATTACCTGTATAATCATCGGCAACGTAATCTGATTATATCAAAATTGAGTGGAAAAATTCCAAACAACACTCTAATACTTGTAAATCACATTTTACATGGTGAAAAATTATTCGAGGTTATGTCAAGCCTTCCTAATAAGCAAGTTTTCTTTATAAGAGGTGAAGTGTCTGTCGAAGATCGTGATAAAGTTAAAGCAATTATGGAAACTCATGACAATGTTGTGTGTATTGCTATAAGTGCTATATTTTCAACCGGTATTAACATTAAGAACATACACAATATTATGTTTGTTGCTGGTGGTAAGTCGTTTATTCGAACTGTACAGTCGATTGGTCGTGGATTACGACTACACAACAATAAGAGTAAGTTAATAATCTATGACATATGTGACGATCTTAAGTATAGTAAGCAGCATAATATGTCTAGAAGAGAGATTTATGAGAAAGAAAAGATTGCTTTTTCAGAAAAGCAAGTATTATTAAGTTGATTTAGATAACACTACCTATAGACTAAGGGTATGTCGAAGGATAATTACTATGTTGACCCTACAGTCTTTAAAGCAGCTTTACAAAAATATTATGATACCGATAATATGACTGATGATTTAGCAGAAATTATTAAAAAAATTGCTTATGGATTGAGTTATAACGGATCATTCATTAATTATACCTATAAAGATGATATGATAGGTGATGCACTAATAAAGATGTACTCTGCTTTAAAGCGTAAGAAGTACAGCTTTAAAGCAGAAACGAATCCTTTTTCATATTTTACAACAATCGCATTCAATGCTTTTGTAAATAGAATTAAAAAAGAGAAAAGACATCATGAAGCTGAAAAGAATTATAGGGAGAAAGTATATGAAGACGTTATGACTGATCCAAAGACATGTGAAAATTTTGTTTATGTGAAACCATCTCGTGATTCTGACGACGATTTCTATGATCAATATTAAAAAACCTCGAGTCTGTGTTATATCTGATTTACATTTGGGTGTTCATAGTAACAGCTCACAGTGGCATGATATTTCCATTAAGTGGGCTAAGTGGTTAGTCACTGAATTAGATAAACACAACATTAAAGACATTATATTCTGTGGTGATTGGCACCATAATCGAAGTGAAATATCTGTAAGCACCCTTCAGACATCGGCAGATATACTTAAAATATTCGATAAGTATAATAAAATCATGGTGTTAGGCAACCACGATGTATATTACAAGCATAGAATTGACGTTAATTCCTTGTCAATCTTTAAGGACCGTAAAAATATTACACTTATCGACAGTGTAACTACTGTAGATCTATTTGATAAGCTGATTACCTTCTGCCCATGGAATACATCCATCAATGATATACCAAAAAGCGATGTTATATTTGGTCATTTTGAGATTGAAGCGTTTAAAATGAACTCATACAAAGTTTGTGAAGAAGGAATGAGTGTGAAAGACCTCTTAGCTAGGAGCTCTCTTATTATTTCCGGGCACTTCCATCAAAGACACGAAAAACAATTCACAAAAGGTAAGATATTATATGTAGGTAATCCATTTCAAATGGATTTTGGTGATGCAGACAATTTTAAAGGTTATCATATTTTAGATATTGATACACTAAACTATAAATTTTACGAAAATACCGTATCACCTTTATATCAGAAGGTTTTACTTAGTGAATTGATTCAAAATAATGGTATAGATGATAAAATCAGACAGTTATTTGCTAATAACATCGTAAAACTGAAAATTGATAAGAATATATCGCAAGAAGATCTATCTTTCTTAACATCTAAGCTAAATCTTCTCAAGCCAGAGAGTTTAGCTCTAGATTACGATATAAACTATAATAAAATCTCAGATGAACCTCTGGATAAAGACCTTTCAGGTATCGATATTTCGGATGCCATTACTGAATTCATTAATTTACTTGAAGTAGATGACAAGAAAGATATTCTTGAATATACTATAGACTTATTTAAACGTTGTACAACATGAAACATGTTACTTTTAAAAAGATAACCATTCAAAATTTTCTCTCTATTGGATCAGAGCCTGTCGCTGTTGAATTCAAAAAGGGATTACATATTTTAACCGGTAGGAATCTTGATAAACCAGATAGACAGAACGCTGTTGGTAAATCTTCTGTTGCAGATGCAATATATTTTGCTATATTTGGTGATTCTCTACGCGAACTTAAGAAAGAACTAATCATTAACAACGTTACTGGCGGAAAGTCTCATGTTGAGCTTGATTTTGATGTTAGTTCCCCGAAAGGTAATAACTCATTTAAGATTATACGTACACTTTCACCTAATAAAGTGTTTGTCTTTAAGGATGGTGTAGATAAAACACGTGATAGTATTAGTAATACTACAAAATACATATGTGAAGTACTAAGCGCATCACCTTCTGTCTTTCAGAACTGCGTTATTATGACGGTTAACAACGCTACACCGTTTATGGCCAAAAATAAAGTCGAAAAACGTAAGTTCATTGAAGATATTTTCGGTATGGAAGTCTTTAGCCGTATGATTTCGGCTTTGAGGCAGGAGTATAACGATGTAAAACGTGATCATGACATCCAATTATCTAAATTGGATGAGATGTACAATACTTCTAAGACATATAACACACAGAAAGAGCTTGCTCTAAAGAAAAAGACAGATAAAAAAAATCTTTATACAGAAAGACAGCTTACAAACAAACAAAATCTCGATAGTCTCTTACAAGAAAAAATTAATTCACAAATTAACCCGGCTGATATTACTAATCTAGAAGATTCTATATCTAATCTAGATGGTAAGCTAGTTATATGTGATGATAAAATCAATACTCGCATTGGAGAAGTGAGCACTAAGCGTGCAAACTTAGACCACTTTGTAAAATCTTATAAAACAATTGGTACAACTGCAGCAACATGCCCGGTTTGTCTTAAATCTATAGATGACCATGATAAAGATGTACTTGAGCAAGAAAAGCACAAAATAAAGCAAGATATTGTTAACATTAAACAAGAAATAGAAGATGTTACAGCAGCTATTGATGAAGTAACTAATATTAAAAACAAAGTCAAGCAAGCAATACAGCTAAAGAACAAACAACTTAACGAACTTAGCTTAAAACTGCAGTATATTAATAACATCGATCAAAAGATTGTACAAATTCAAAAATGGCAACAAGAGCTCAATAAGGATATTGAATTATTGGATGACAGTAGTACAGAATTTGATACGCTAATTGAAAGTAACCTTACCCGTATTGATGAGCTAGAGCAGTTAGTTAAAGGTATAGCTAAAAAGCTAAGTCAGTTGGATATTGTCAAGTTCGTAGTGAGTGAAGAAGGTGTAAAATCTTATATCGTTAATAAACTACTTGAACTTCTCAATTCCAAACTATTTTATTACTTGAAGCGTTTAGATTCGAACTCAGTTTGTGTTTTCGATGAATATTTCGAAGAACAAATTGTTAATGAAGAGAATAAGATATGCTCTTACTTTAACTTCTCTGGAGCTGAGCGTAAATCAATCGATCTTGCATGCTTGTTCGCGTTTTCTGATATCAGACGTATACAAGGCGGTGTTAGTTACAATATCTCACTTTATGATGAGCTATTCGACTCGTCTTTTGATGAAAAGGGTATTGAGCTCATAACAGAGATATTAAAGGAACGTGTAGATTCGTTAGGTGAGTGTGCCATTGTTATATCTCACCGTAAAGAATCTCTAAAGGCTGTTACTGGTGATGTTATTTATCTAGAGAAGTCAGGTGGTATTACAAGAAGAGTTGAACACCCTGATTATTAATCATTGATTTCTGTATAATATATATTATATATTAGTAAATGTTATCTGTTAACCCTTTTCCACAGCCAATTGCTCAACCACACGCACCGCTGTGGGGCCCCGTACCAACTATTGCTAATAATCCTCAGCCAGCAGAAATGGCTCTACCGAGATATGTAAATTATCTCGCTGATTATGGTGGTTGTGGTTTCTGGCGTATTATCTGGCCTGAAATGTTAATTAACGCTTCTGGGAGGGGTTGCTCTTCATCTCTAACAGCAATGGTGTTTAATCCAGAATGGTATAGAGGTGTTAAGGCTGTTAAATTACAAAGACAAGCTTCAAATGATCAAAAAGAGTTTGTTAAGTACCTTAAGAGCATTCAAAAAGATTTAGGATTTAAGATTATTTACGAAGTTGATGATGTTGTATTTAAAGAAGAAATACCTGACTATAACAAATTCAAATCAGCATTTGATACAGATGAAATTCGTAATAACTGTATTGAAATAATTAAACTATGCGATGAAGTTACAGTGACATGTGACTATATGCGCAAATTGTATATAGAAAAAACCGGTAAAAAGGAAATTACGGTTATTCCAAACTTTGTTCCTATCTCATGGATGGGTCACTATTACGACAAGCGTAAAATTTGGGATATGTACGATAAGTACAAGAAGAAGCCACGTGTTCTATACACTGGTTCAGGTGCTCACTACGACGTTGACATGAAAAATAATGGTGTGGATGATTTCTCACACGTTATTGACTTCGTAAGAAATACTATTGATAAGTATCAGTGGGTATTCGTTGGTTCTTATCCTCCTGGCCTTTCACCTTACGTTCAAAACAATCAAATTGAATTCCATCCATGGCAGACACTAGCAGATTATCCTGCTTTCATTAGTAGCCTTAATGCTCAAGCTATGATTGCACCGTTAATGGATAATAACTTTAATAGATCAAAGTCTGATATTAAGTTTATTGAAGCTTGTGTGTTGGGTTTACCTTGTTTGGTACAAGATATGGAAACCTATAAGTATGCTCCTGATTTCCTTAAGTTTAAGACCGGAGATGACCTAGGAGTTAAGCTAGAAGCAATTCTCAAGAATAAAGCTGCATATTATCGCAACGTAGACATGTTTAGACACATAGGTACACAACGATTCCTTGAGTTGCCTGAAAATATTGGCTGTCACCTTGAAGCTCTCAATACACCTTTCGGTTCTCCAGAGCGAAAATATTTGAAAAGATGGAATTGAGTTGATTTCAGATAAAATCTCTATATTATAGAGTAGAGATGTACAGAAATGCAGTTTACAATAGCCGTAATCAATCATTACGGCTATTTACTTGGGATGAATCCGGGAAACGTATAGATTACGATGTGTCTATATCACCATACCTTTATGTCGAGGATTCGAGAGGTGACAAAACCTCAATTTTCAATACAAAGTTGAGGAAGCGCTCATTCAATAACTCTTACGAACGTAATAAGTTCATACAAGACTCCGGTATCAAGCGAGTGTATGAAAACATGCCTGTAGTTCAGCAATTTCTTGTTGACTCTTACGGTAAGGAGAATGAACTGGATGATTTCGCTAAGTTCGATCTGAAGGTAATGTATATAGACATTGAGACTTACTCGGTTGACTCATTCCCTGATATTGATAACCCTGAGCATACTGTTAACGTAATAACTTGCTACGATACGTTTAGTAAGAAGTTCTATACGTTTGGTCTCAAGCCGTATAACGTGACTCAATCAAATGTAGTTTATACTCATTGCAAAAATGAGCGTGATCTGTTCATTAAGTTCTTAGATCATATGTCTAAAGACTTTCCTGATATTCTTAGCGGGTGGAACAGTGAAGGTTTCGACATTCCTTACATCGTAAATAGATGTGAGAGAATTTTAGGTGAAGAATATGTTGCATCGCTTTCACCATTAAAAAAAGTCTACTACAGAGACATTAAAGGTAAGTTCGGTAAAGCTGCTAAGAGATATTATATTGAAGGCATTGCTTGTATTGACTACTTGGATATTTACAGACGATTCTGTTTTACTCTTAGAGAGTCATACAAGCTAAATGCTATTGCTGAGCTAGAATTAGGTGAGAAGAAGGTTGATTACGGTGATATCGATCTTGCAACTTTAGCAGATACTGACTGGCAGAAGTTCATTGACTATAACATTCAAGACGTTAACCTGTTAGTTAAGCTAGAAGAGAAGCTACAGTATATTTCTCTACTCAGAATGCTTTCTTATGTAGGACTCACAACACTAGAAGGTGCAATGGGTACTCTGTCTGTGATTAACGGTGCTCTAGCAATTAGAGCGCGTAATCGCGGTGAGGTTATATCTACATTCATTAGATCCGGAGCTGATTCAAAGAATCCAGGTGCATATGTATCTGAACCGAAAAAAGGATTTAAAGAAAATATTGTTTCATTTGATGCTAACTCACTGTATCCAAATGTTATGATCGCGCTAAATCTCTCACCTGAAACTAAGGTAGGTAGAATCGTCAATAACAAAGATGGTACAATTGAAGTTCAGCATGTATCTGGTAAAGCGTATGAATTGACTAAAGAAAAGTTTGCACAATTCATACAAAATGAGCGTCTAGCTATTACAAAGGCTGGATTCCTTTTCTCACAGAAAAAGAAAGGTATTATACCTGAATTTCTCGATTATTATTATCAAGAGCGTGTAAAGATACAGAAAGAGCTATTTGAATATGAGAAAAAATTATCAACTCTTCCATCATTTGATCCTAAGTATCGTGAAATTAAGTTTACTGTTGAGAGACTTAATACAAAGCAGTTAGTTATTAAGATTTTGATTAACTCGTGTTATGGATACATGGGCAACAAACAAGCTCCTATCGGTGATGACGATATTGCATCTTCTGTAACGCTTACAGGTCAAGCTGTTATTAAGCATGCAGGTAAACTACTTCAAGACTATTTAAGAGAGTATCACAATATAACTAATGCTACGGTATTAGATGAGAGTTGGGTTTACAGTGATACAGATAGCTGTTATTTCTCATTAGGTTGTATTCAGGATCAAGTACCTCTAATGAAGGGTGACGAGATTAATCCTGAGTTCTATAATACAGTTGAAAGACTTAATGATTACCTAAATGCAGGTATTAAAACGTGGGCAGAAAAGTCTCTTCGAACAGAGAATAGTAGATTCATCTTTAAGCGAGAGTTCATTGGTGATGTTGGCGTATTCTTGCAGAAGAAAAGATACGTTTTGCATATTCTTGATAACAAGGGTATTAAAACTAACAAGTATAAGTATACAGGTGTCGAAGTTGTGCGTACAACTATGCCAGATGCAATTAAGCCATACGCAAAACGAATCATTGAGACTATGTTTAAGACAAAATCTCTTAAGAAGACAAACGAAGTTTTATCGGAAACTTACGAGAAGTTTAAGAGTCTTGGACCTCAAGAAATTGCTTTTGTTATGGGTCTAAGAGGGTACGAAAAGTATGCAAGTCAGTGTAAGGAATTCATAACAGCAAAAGGAATGCCTGTACATGTTAAATCTGCATACTTGCATAATCACCTTATGAACAATGTGTATAAGGTAAATCGTTCTGAAGACATTGTATCCGGTGACAAGGTTAGGTATGTATATCTAGAAAAGCCTAATAAGTATGGATTGAGCTCTATAGGATTTAAATATGATTACCCAATTGAATTTAAGCATGAATTTAAAATTGACTATGATAAGATGTTTGAAAAGATTTTGTTTGAGTCAATTAAGCGATTCTATGAAGCGGTTTCATGGCAGATTAGAAAGCCGTCTGAAAATGTAAAAACAGATTTGTTCGAACTATTTGCATAGTAGATTTTTAAAACACATTGAGTAAATAAACAATATGGAATATTTGGATAAACCACTACACGACGGTACCTCAAACGCACACCCTGCATACTGGAGAGGTAAAGCACAAGGCATTAATGATATGCTCAAGATTGTATCGGATGTCATGATGGGACACGATAACGGTTCAGGTATAAATAACAACCCTACCATTGAATCTATGAGACGTGGATTACTTACCTGGCGCGATGAACTAGATAAGTACACTGAGCTCAAAAATAAGAAAGAAAAAGTAGATAAGTCTGAGAAGTAATATATAATTGTTTATATGAGTAACATTAAAACAATCGTTGATCACATCGGACGTACTGTTGTAGGTGAAGAAGTTTCTAGTACCGCAGAAACACTGACTCTTAACAACCCAGTAATTATTCACGTTCAGCCAAATCCACAAACTAACCAGCTACAGGTTCAATCCTTCCCTTACATGTTTATGGAATTTATTAAACCATCTGCTAGAGATACCAATCAGTGGACGTTTAATAAGAGTAATATTGTTATTTCAACTGTAGAGCTTGATGACAATATTATTGCACAGTATCGTGCAATAAACAACCCAATCCCACAGCAGCCACAAGCTGACGCAGAAGTTATACGGTTGTTTGAAGACTGATAGTCGATTACATATCATATGAAAAGCCTGTTAGATACTCTAACAGGCTTTTCTCATTTAACTTACTTGATATCTAATGATATTGTGTTATACTATATGTAATGAGTAAATTTGATGATAAAGAAATAGATAAGGCATTAGCTGAAATTGATGAGGTAAATCCGTTTGCAACCTATCTTAGCGATAGTACTCTTAGTAGAGTTGGTGGGTGGGTCGATACTGGTAGTTATGTACTCAATGCTATTATATCTGGCTCAATTCATGGCGGTATTCCTAAGGGCCGAGTTACTATGCTAGCTGGTGAGTCAATGACAGGCAAGTCGTTGTTCGTACAAAAGATTCTAGCAAAAGCTCAGCAAGAGGGATTGATACCTGTTATTTTCGATACTGAAAACGCTATTGATCCAGAAGGTGCTGCTAGAATAGGCCTTGATATTGCTAAAGTAAAGTATGTACCTTGTATTAGCATTGAACAGACACGTAATGCATTGTTCAAATTCCTCACTGCTGTTAAGGAAAAGAAGCTCGAAGGTAAGTTTATTATAGCAATTGATTCCCTTGGTAACTTGCAGAGTGAATTGGAGCTCGCAAGAATGGGTAAAGATAGTACTTCATCAGACATGGGTACTAAAGCACGTGCAATGAAGTCTCTTATGCAGACGTGTACTAACTTAGGAGCTGTTACTCAAACAACTATACTTTGCACTAACCATGTGTATGATGACCCAACTGCTATGTTCCCGTCTATTGAAAAGCATATGCCAGGCGGTAAGTCGTGTGTGTATCTTCCATCCGTTACAGTTCAACTCGCCCGTAAGCCGATGAAGTCGGATGACGGTAAAACAACTGATGGAGAGCTTGCAGTTGGTCAGAAATCTTATGCTGGTATCATTATTAGAGCGCTTACTCGTAAGAATCGTTTCATTAAGCAATACCTTGAAGGTGAAATGTACCTGTCGTTTGCAAACGGTTTGGATAGATACTATGGTTTGTTAGATCTAGCTGTTGGCCTTGGTGTCATTTCACAAAATGGAGCGACTTACGCTCTTGAAGATGGAACTAAGATAGGATATTATAAGAATTTCAGAAAGGATAAAGAATTATGGGAAACTAAAATTCTACCTAGACTGGAAGAACGTATAAAAGGCGAGTGGTCGTATAGCAATCTTGAAGTAGATGAAATTCCTGAAGAACTATGAAAAATAAGTTAGTATTATTATTTAGCGGAGGAGCTGATAGCACAGTATTACTGTATATGGCTGCCGACCAAGGTTATAAAGAAATTCATACTGTTACATTTGATTATGGTCAAAGACACAGTAGAGAAATGGCTTGTATTCCGAGGCAGATA